TTCTATCTGGAAGACGATAAGGCAATGGAACTGATTGAGCAGATGCTGAAAGGAGAATAAAATGTTGATTAATCGTAACAACAATGAAACTAATCATGTTGAGTTCGTTTCTTATAGTGGGAAATGGCCCAACCTGTGCAGTGGGGAGCTAACACTTGAGATTGATGGAGAGGAAGTCACATTTGGTTATGGGTTTCAATCTAAAGACAAACCGAAATACAATCCATTTTGGAGTAGCGGCGGCGGTATAATGCCCAATTATGAGGGAGCATGGCAAGGTGAATGGCAAATTAATGTCAACAAGATTCCCGAACAGTTCCGCAAATATGCAGCAGAAATTGATGAAGTGTTCAATGATAATGTCCCGTGGGGATGTTGTGGTGGATGCATTTAAAACGATACAAAATTAAAGGAGGATTTAAAAATGAAACAAAGCGAGTGTATGTCTATTATCAATAGACTGTTTATTAAACACATCAAGGAAAATGAAAATATTTTTAGGAGTTATAAGTATAATGACCATAGGGCGTGTGATTTAATTGTCAACTTCAAAAAAGATGTTGAAAAGCATGGATTGAAGTTCTCAAAATGCTATCACGCAAATGGAATTGGAAACAACAATGATTATACAATCTATCTTGAATCACACGATGATGATGGCTTTATCATCAAGAAAGAAATCGCAAATTTCTATTATTGTTATGGGCTTAGTGGAGGATGCTTTGTGTTTGTGAAAGATTTGAGAACAGGAAATAAAGTTACAGTCAGTCGTGCGAGATAAAATTAAAATTAATAATTGAAAGGATGTGCGTTATCATAGGACTTGATATGTACTTGAACAGAATGCCTCGTTACAAGAATACTACTGCAAAAGAGGTAAATGCAATTGAGGGTTATCTCGATTGGCTGAAAGAAAAAAAAGAAGGAAGTGAATATGCAAATTGTACACTTAAGGAATGGTGCAGTGTTGACGAAAGTGAACTTCCGAGCAAGGATGTAATTGAATTTTATAAACCGTTCTATTCTACTAACAAATATGGATATGGCCACATTATGGAGGAAGTTGGATATTGGAGAAAGGCAAATCAGATCCACAATTTCTTTGTGGAAAACGTACAGGACGGAGAAGATGATTGCAGTTATCACAATGAATGCACAAAGGAAATTCTTGAAGATTTGCTTGATAAATGCTATAAGGTTCTGACTGGTAGCATTATGATGATTGGACAGGTTAAAAATGGGCAGCAATATGTTGATGGGGAATGGGTCGATTGTATGGAACCCGGCAAGGTAATTATCAATCCAGAAGTTGCAGAGGAATTGCTTCCGTCTTGTAGAGGATTTTTCTTTGGAAGTACGGAATATGATGAATATTACATGCAAGACATTGAAGATACAATTAAAATTATTAAAAATGTTCTTGCGACAACGGATTTTGAAACACAGATGTTGGCATATTGTAGCAGTTGGTAAACAATACAAAATTAAAAGGGGACTTGCATAAAGTTCCCTTAATTTAAAGGAGGAAAATTAAATGAAAGAAATTAAAAAGGAAACCATTGTCTATCAGGCACTTGACGGAAAGGAATTTACAAGCCATAGCGACTGTATGACATATGAAGCGAGTGTATTTAAAGATGTCAATTTGCAGAAGTTTGACGTGCATATTCCATATGGAGATGATGGATTATACACATACGTTGCATATAAAGTCAATTCAGAAAATGAATTCAATATGTTGATGGCATATCTAACATATAACTATGGAGACATTTACGGAATTGAAGAGTATTCAGGCAATGGATGGTACATGGTAACAAAGTCTGAAAACAATTGGGTTGAGGTGTATTTACTGAATAATGTTGTAAAAGATTTTACAAAGATGCTTGCGGAAATTGCAGAAAACACTTTGAAATTTTAAGGAGGCAATCAAATGGATAAGATTAAAATTGACCTTGGATTTGCGGTATTAGTTGTTGAAAAGGGAATTGACAATAACTATCGTGAAATTTATCTCAGTCTTGAAGATAAAAATGGTGTATGGCTGCAAGACCTTGCGATTGTTGGACAGCAATATCATTATGACACAAATGGTGGTATTGTACATGACAAGGGAATTGACGTAAAGGTATATACAGATTGTGATAATGAAGATTTCACAGATGAATTTGGAATTAGTATTTATGAGGAGGAAGATTAAATGATAACTAAATATTATGTTAATTGTTTTGAAAGAGAATTATGTATCGAATGGGACGATGCATATAAACATCTTGAAAAGGAAATTCTTGATATGCTTGACGGATATTATTCTGAATGGCATAGCACAGAAGAAATTGAAGATCCTGATTATAGAGCATATGTCGAAGATTCTTGTTGCGAAGAGTTTATGATAGAAAGATTAAGCGAGACTTACAATATGTGGTCATCTTGGTGGGTTGAAGGTGACGAAGACGAAGATGGGAATGAAATTCCACCAGACAAGACAAACAATTCTGGATATATCACATACAGAAGGGCGCTTGAATTGCTTGACAATGCAATTAAATGTTGTACAAATAACGGAAACGTAGAGCTTGCGATTGCACGAAGAGATTTGGACGCTATCGGATTTTCGGATGATGAAATTAAATGGTTCGGATATGATTGGATTTTGGAGGAGGAAAATTAAATGACTCGTAAAAAGTATTACAATCTCGTGAATGAATTTATGCGGCTGAAAGACCAGCAAAAGGTTTTGGACAAGTATCCGAAAATGTTTGAAGCAATTTGTATTTACTGCTTTAAACTACCTAAGAGAATTCGTAAAGATTTGTTCTATGAACTTGCACAAGGGAATTGGAAACATCTTTGGGAAACGGATGAAGAAAAGAAAATGACAATTGCGGAGTTGTGTGAGCAACTTAAGTGGGATGTATTTTATTGCAGCGACAGAATGTCTTGGGACAGGCTTTGTAGAATTCATTGGAATTGGCAGAGAATTAAGGATAGACTGTGGAATCAAGAGATGGATAAAGAGCTTGCTAAAATTGAAAAGGAGGAAATGTAAAATGAAATCTTTTTGCTGTTGTATTTACTTATTCGTTTGATTGTGATTCTTCTGTGTATCTGTTTGATACACAGGAGGAAGCAATTAAGTTTATGACGGAATCATATAAGGAAGAGCTGCGTATTGATAAGGAAGAGAACGAATGGAACACTGAAGGGTATATGGCAGAAGATAAGATGTATGCAAAAATTGTTAATCATTTTGCTGATGGAGATGATGTAACGGAATTTCATGTTGCAAATGTTTATGACCAGTATTAAGGTGTAGAGAAATCTGCGCCTTTTCTCTTGACATAATACAAAATTAATGTATAATGGAGGCACAATTATGAAAAAGACAAACGAAAATAAAGTATGGATGGACAGAGAAGACTATATTAATTATCTTTCAGTAAAGACAAATGAGGTACATATAAGCGACCACAACAGTAAGACAGGCCCTTTGTGCAATGACTTAGCATTTCCCGTTTGTACTTGTCGCGAAGATGCCCCATGTAGAAACGGCGGCTGCTATTGTATGAAAGGCAGACAGCAAATAGCAGTTGTACAGGCCGCATATACAAGAAACTTGAGACTATACAATACAGATCCGGTAGACTTTTGGGAGCAAGTAAAATTTAAGATTAAGCACCGTCCGTATCCGTTGTTTAGGTGGACAGATTGCGGTGATATTCCTGATGCGGACTTCTTTGTTGGGATGGTTGACTTGGCAAAGACGTTTACCGATATTAAGTTCCTTGCATATACAAAGAAATATTGGATTGTAAATGAATGGATTGATAAGAACGGAGACTTGCCAGATAACCTTACAATCAGATTTTCTGCATGGCATATTGATTGGAAGGTAGAAAATCCTCATAATTTACCGGTTGCTTATGTGGATTTCAAGGACAAAACTTTGAATCCTGAGTTTCCAAATGGGACAACTGGTTGTCCTAATCAAAAGGATAAAACAATCACTTGTAGTATCTGTAGAAAGTGTTTCAATAAGAAAATTCAATCTGTTAAGTTTGACCAACATTAACAATACAAAATTAATATAAGGATGTGATATTTATGATTATTTGTAAACAATGTTTTAAAGGAGATGAACCGCGCAAGGAGGCAGAATTTGATTACTGGCAATGGTTTGATTCAACAGAAGATTTTTATGACCCGCATGGACACTGTTGTGATATATGTGGAAAAGAGTTTGAAGACGGAGAAACAGTAATTTTAGTTGACGAATAACAGAAAGGAAATGACATAATTTATGGCAGCTAAGGATTGGACAGGAAATAGCAAGGCAATTTATTCTTGCCATGGTGCGAGCAACCATAGTGAAACTGAACGAGAAGTAAATGATTATTATGCCACCCCTCCAAGTGCAGTAGAAATGCTACTTGAACTTGAGGAGTTTAGTAAGGTAATTATGGAGCCCGCTTGCGGACAAGGCCATATTGCGGAAGTTCTTAAAAGTCATGGGCATACAGTATGTGCAACAGACCTTATTGACAGAGGATATGGTATTGGAAATGTAGATTTTTTTAGTATTGATGATCCGAGCAATATGGACATAATCACAAACCCACCTTATAGTCTTGCAAAAGAATTTGTCGAACACGCAATGGATATTGTGACAGACGGACATAAAGTCGCTATGTTCCTTAAGCTAACGTTCCTTGAGGGGCAAGGCAGAAAAGAATTGTTTAAGAAATATCCGCCGAAGATTGTTTACGTTTCTATTTCTCGTATTGGGTGCGCCAAGAATGGAGAGTTTAAAAAGGATAAGAATGGAAATCTAAAAGCGGATTCGGCGGTAGCGTATTGCTGGTATGTCTGGCAAAAGGGGTTTAGTGGAAGCCCGACTATTAAATGGTTTAATTAAGGAGGAAGATGAATGAAAATTGTTAGAAATGGAAACGAATTTGAACTTACAAAAGACGAACTTTATACGGCATATCTAGAACAAGGGCACGAATTTGACAGAGATACTTGTTTATGTTACATTGATGAACATTTTAGCGACGATGAATGGTATGGCGAAAAGAGCTATGACGACATTATGCAGTTGACTGATAAAATGGCATATGAGTATCGAAGGTATGTGAATAAGTATTTAGATGAGGATTTCGCGCTATCCAATGTATGGGATTGTATTAAGGGAACAATACAAAATTAAGGAGGAACGGAAATGAAAATATTTGCAGTATCAGATATTCATTCATTTTATACGCCCATGAAAGAAGCGCTTGATAAAGCTGGATTTGAGTCTGGGAATGAGCAACAGTTGCTAGTGATTTGTGGAGATTGCTTTGATAGGGGCGATGAAAGTCAACAGGTCTTAGATTATTTAATGAATGTGCCAAATAAGGTACTTGTCAAAGGCAATCACGAGAGCCTTTTCGAAGAGTTTTGTCAGCGCCGCTATCCTATGTCTCATGACTGGTCAAATGGTACGGCAAAAACTATTATGGATTTGGCTCCAGAAGCAAAAAACTGGGATGTCGCTTGCATGGTTGCAATTGAAAAGATGAAGCCGCTGCTAGATCAAATGGTTGATTACTATGAAACAGAAAACTATATATTCGTGCATAGCTTCGTTGCCCTAAAGTGCAATGATAATTATCCTGTATATTATACAAGAAATAGAAAGTTTGAGTATGATCCAGATTGGAGAACGGCTCACGCTTCTGCTTGGGAAACTGCCAGATGGGGAAATCCACTTGATCTTGCAATGAAAGGGCTAAACAAAACAGGGAAAACAATCATAGCGGGTCACTGGCACTGTTCGACTGGCTGGGCAATGGAAGCTGGTATCCCTGAGTTTGGATATGGTTCATGTTTTGAACCGTATTATTACAAGGATGAACTAATTATGATTGATGCTTGTACAGCTTACACGCACAAAGTAAATGTGCTTGTTGTGGAAGATAACTTCTTGGAGGATTAAAAATGATTTGTGGATTTCTTGATACAAAAGGAATTTTATATCCTTGCTCTAGATGGGAGCACGTTTCTAAGGCAGAAGAGTTGGTTGATAAGTTTAATTTAAAACGCACAAAGCCATTTGAATTATGTGAAGATGTTCTCTTAAAAAATGGCTGGATTTGTATTAGAACTTCTGATGCATATAAATGTGTTTATGATGATGAGGGAAATGTGATGTTTATCACAGATGAGCAGCAGAAGTTTTTTGAGGATCATAAGGCAGAATTCAATGAGTGCCAGATTGCTGATATTGAAGACATGTTAAGAGATTTTGGTAAGTTGTATCAGTTTCATAAGAAAGGAGAATAATTATGAACAATTGGTGGAAGAGTCCTGTACTTCAGGGAGAGGAGAATGATTATGGAGATTATGATTATCTCATTGAAGAGATTCCTAAAAACTCTCGTGAATGGAGTACTTGGGATTATAAGTGCAGTGAGTGTGGAAAGTGGCATAAATTAAATGTTGTGTATACGGATTATTTCTATACGCTTGATGGTTATGATAGTTTGTCTACGGAAGTTTGCTGGCTGTGTGAAATGAAGAGTATTATTGGCAAGCCGTTTCGTAATATGAAACGCAAAATGAAGTTACTAAAGAAGGCGGTTGAATTGAAATGCGATCTGAATCATAAAAACTTGAAAAAATGTTATGAACTTGCAAAGATTTTGCAGAAATAAAGACGAGTGAGAAAACTGAAAATTGTTCGTCTTTGTGTATTTTCTATCTTATGATAGAATGTAAATGAAATTTTAGAAAGAGGTGAAAATATATGAAGTTTGTGGGAACTTAATAGTTGTGATATATTTGAAACAAACTTACTGGGAAAGAAATTAAGTGTCATTGTTTTAATGATAATGCAAATGTTATAAAGTTTTAATAAAAGAGACTCGTGAATGCGGGTCTCTTTTGAATTGAAAGGAGATTAATTATGAAACATATTATCAAAAAAGGATATAAGTTATTTGAAATGAGGGATGACAATAAGTTATTCCCTCTTTTTATTTCTAAGACTACAGAAACGCCAATGCATGAATGGGTTATGGCGGAAATAGTTGAATATCACCCTCAGTTTGCACATCGTCCGGGGTGGCATTTGGGTGCGGTAATCCCCTCTGCTCCATGGCTTATGTCTGCAAATGGAACTTATAAAAGCCAAAGAGGAAAACGCTTCAAGAGAGTTTGGTGCGAAGTAGAATATGTGGCAGATATTGATTATACAGAAATTGTAGAAAAGCTTCCTAAGAAATGTTTTACAGATAGACTACCAGATGGAGGATTCTATAATTTTAGAGAATCTGGAAATAGGCTTTGGGTAATTGCAGACAGAATTAGAGTTACAAGAATTCTTACGGAAAGTGAGAGAGTTAAAATTCTTAATGATATGAATTATAACGAAGCAGAAGCATTTGAACCTTATCGTAAGGCAATGGAAAAGAGGATGGCGAGTTGACAAAATATTCTCAAAATTCTTGACAAAACAAAATTAATGTGGTAAGATTATCATAGAAAGGAAGAGAAATATGGAAACATTGTATGGCGGTTGTTCTGAAAATTGTGCAGGATTTTGCAGAAGGCATAATTGTCATATGACAGTCAAGCAGATTAAGGGCAGAAATTGCCTTGGCAAGCAGTGTTGGTATTTGGTAAAGAATGAAGAGCATGAGTGGTGGGCGCAAAGAGAGCGCACAAAGCAAAAGAGAAAGAACAGAAAAGAAGAAATTGCAAATATGTGTAAAATGTATGGACTGTAATGGAGGGATTGTTATGAATAAAGCAAGAAGAAAAGAAGTTGTAAAAGCAATTGAACAGATCAGAAAGGTTGTGTCTGATATTTTATCAGATGAAATGGACAGTTATGATAATATGCCAGATGGACTTAAGGAATCTCAAAACGGATATAATTCAGAAGACGCTCAGAGTAACTTAGATAGCGCAATCGATTCGTTGGAAGAAGCAATTCAATATTTGGAGGAGATCGAGTGAACGTAGGAAATTGGTATTCTATTAGAGTAAATGGGCAAATTATTGATGCCATGTATACTGGAACTACAAATGACGGAAGGTATATTATGAGATATTCTCAGAACAATAAATTGCATGTTGGTATTTATTCAGAAAGCGAATTAAAAAATATTGTTGTAAGTGATAAAAGAACTTATAATGGAATGGTAAAGCATGTGCCAAAAGATATTGAAATCAATAAATTATTTCTTGGTTGGATTTGGTACATTTTTCTTATGATTGTGGTAAGTATATTTAAGGGCGGTGTTGTAGGCTGGGGGCTTATCTCGTTCTTTTTCTTTAGTTGGAGAAAAAAGGTTAAAGCGGAAGCAACATATTATACGAAGGAGTGATCTTTTATGCCAAGTGGAAGGCTTGAAAACGAAAATAAAGAATTTAATAAAATTGAAGAACAGCTTAAGGATTTACCTAATATTTTTTCAGAATATTATTATGCAATGAGAGCAGAAAAGAAGTCGTACAGAACAATTCAAGAATATCTAAAGACAATTAGAGCATTTATGGAATATACGACAAAAGGGAGAAGGAATGAAAATTTCTATAAGAATATAAGACCGATTACTATTAACAAATACATGATTACACTTGAAACAAAGACAAAGAATGGAGAAGTAGTGCCTACATCAAGTAATTTTCGTGCAGCAAGTTGGTATGCATTAAATTCATTTTTTGGCTTCTTGGAAGAGAATGGAGATATTGATGTAAACCCTGTTTCAAGAAAAAGCAGACCGAAGATTACGGATGCTCCTGCCACCACATATTTGACAGAAGAGGAAGTAAATAAAATTGTATTAAACATTAAAAAGAGTGCGAAAATGCCAGTTGTGAATAGAGATTTATGCATTTTTATGCTTGGAGTGTCTACAGGATTGCGTATTGCTGCAATTACGCAAATTAATATGGAAGACGTTGATTTAACCAACAACAAGATTAGAGTAATCGAAAAGAGAAATAAAACTTTTGATGCAAAATTTAGCCCTCCTGTAAAGAAAATCCTTATTGACTGGATTGCAGACAGAAGGAAGTATTTTAAGGACGTTCCAAGTAATGCATTATTTGTATCTCAAAAAGAAGGCAGAATTAGCTATGACGCAGTAAGAAGGTTGCTTCTTAAATATTCTAAGGGAATTACGGATAAGCATGTTACTCCTCATGTTATGAGACATACGTGCGCAACAATTCTTTATGAAAAAACAGGAGATATCTATCTGACAGCGGCACAGCTACATCATAGCAAAATTGAAACGACTGCAAGATATGCGACGATTTCGGATAAAAAGCAAGAAAAGGCAACCGAGCTTTTGGGCGATATTTTCAAATAATCTTGACTAAATTAATATTGTATTGTATAATGTAAACCATAAGGAGTTGAAAAGGAGATGTTTGACAAAGAACAAAAAGAGGCATTTATAAAGGAATATTTAAAAAGTAAGGTAGTTGCAAAGACTAGCCTTTATGCGGTTTTCAGAAAGACGGAACCATTTGAAGAGAAATTAAATAAAGATGTATCACAATTTACAAGAGAAGAAATATTGGATATGTTTGCGCAATTCAGAGCGAAATCTGTAAATTCATTATTAAATTACGCCATCATATTGAAGCATTATTCACGTTTAATGCGTGGAGAAAATGAATATGAATCAATTACAAAGGCAGATGTTGTGGATCTCATTGATAAAAGCGGAAATATATTATTAAGTAGAGAAGAACTTGATGATATTGAAGCGCAACTTTTAAACTGGTCAGATAAAGCCATAGTTGAACTACTTTGGGAGGGTATATCTGGCAAAAATATGATTGATATATATTCGATTTCAGAAGAATGTATACAAGGTGATATGCTGTGCGTTAATGGAAAAGAATTTTATATGACCAACAGATTAAAAGAATTGTTACCAAAGGCTTTTGCTGAAACAGAGATCATGAGCTATGGCAATACAATGCGAATAGTTGAAGTAGAAGGCAAAGGAAGACTTTACAAGGAAAGAGCAAATACTAGAGGCGTCGATTCTGATGATCAAAAATTCCGTTATTTCTATCGTCGTATTCAAATATTCAGAGAGTATTTAGATATACCAGGACTAACCATGAAGAATCTTAGCGCATCTGGAATGTTTTATTATATTCAACTTGGTATAAAGGAAACAGGTTTAGCGCTTAGAGAGTTTTTAAAAACTTCAAAAGGAAAAGAATTAGCAATTCAATATGGATTTGCCGAAGACTATTATGTTGATACGATAGCACAGAAATACGAGCAATATATTTAATTATGTTGCTCATTATTCAAATACTTACAGTACAAAATTAATTAGTAATATATAGCAGGGGAACATTAGTTCTTGCATATTGTGGGTAAATATGTTAGAATATTTGTATAATTTTAGTAGCAAAAAAGGGGAGTAAATCATGGGACAAATACTTGAGGCATTAAGAGAAACAAAAGATAAAAATGTAGACATCTATACCGAACATAAGCTCTTCGGTAAGCAACATATTCAAATGAAGTTTATACCAGAAACAGAAACGGGATGGGGGTTCCGTGTACGTGGACAGGCAATCTATATTGATAAAGATGATGTTGTTTCATATGATATTAACAACGGAAAGGTGGAAATTAATGGGAAAATGATGAGTATAAAAATCATTTTAAGGTCTTGACAAATTGGAAATATGTGGTATAATAAGGGCACAAGATAGGGGTCTGGTGCCCTTGTAACTAACATATTTGCAGAGAGGGGGAAGCTGGATGTCGGTTTGGACATGAGCGTAAGTATGAGCGAAAAATATTATTGGCAGTGTCAACGATGCGGGGATATACATGAGACACGTTTTGAATATAAAACAGAAAATATGTTTGTAGATTTATATTGTGGGCAATGTGAAACGGAAACTCCGCAATTGTATGTCGGAACGGATTTGTTAGAAAAATATTTGTATATGAACCCAAATTTTGATGAGCGATTTTATTTATGATTAACACAATACAAAATTAATTTAAAAGGAGATATAATTATGTTAGATACGTTTGAATTTTATGGAGAAATTAAGCCAATTAAGAAAACAGAAAAATTTGATCCAATTACGAAGACCGAGTATAAATCTGGGTGGTGTAACGTAACTACTAATTTTAATGTAGTAAGTAGATTTAACAGAGTAATGGTACAGGCAAAGGGCGGTATGTGGACTGATCCAAAGAAGAATTCTGTGAAGACGTTTAGTAAAAGTACTACTGATGCAAATGGCAAGGTAACTAAGGGCAAGCAAATTACTATTGAGTGGGATAAGAGAAATTCTCAAGAGGAAATCGAGAAGGTCGCTGGATTTAAGAAGTTTGTCGTAGATCTTGGCAATAAGAAGATGCGCTATGCGCTACAGCATATTGTAGAGAGTGGGGCTATTACTGATGAGCAGCAAATGGAAACTGGTTGTGATACAGTAGAAGCTGCCAAGGAAGCATTTGAGAAGAGTAACAATAAGCGAAAAGTATTTATCGCAGAGTCCGATTTTGCAGAATACTGTGCAAAGCTTGTACAGTCTGATAAGATTTCTGGGAAAGTGTTTAGGGTTACTGGTGATTACGAAGTCCAGTATAGTGCAGACAAGCAGAAGTTTTATACTAATTATCATGTACGCAGAATCGAACTGATGGGCGGGGATGTAGAACAGAAGTTGCTTCTTAAGACTGAATTCTATTTTAGTGCGGATGCATGGGATGATAGCAACTATGCAGAGAATGAAAAGGTGTTTGTAAATGGGTTTGTTAAGTATTACGACAGTAGCGTAAAGGACTTTGGATTCAAACCTATGACAATTGTTGTAACTGGTACTGAGAAGAAGGTAGATGCACTCAAGAAGAAGTTTGCGTGTGATGACGGTGCGATTAAGTGCATTAATCTTGATCTAGATGTAGTGGACGGCGCAGAAAGAAAGGAAATTCGCCTTGAAGATCTTGACCCAGAAGTCCAAGAAGATATCGAAATGGGAATTTTAGATTTTGAAACCGTCAAAAGAGAAATGGGTGGCGGTATTGCTGGGCCTAGAGTGAGTGAACTAAGATTTGCAGGTCTTGGTAGTACTAAGGGAGCGCAGGAGACCGCGTATACGGAAGACGATATGCATCCAGCAGTTGTCAAGGTAGATGACACGGCAGATGACACGGCAGATGACGATGAGGATATCGATCTGTTTGATGATGAACTGTAAGGGAGATTAATTTCTCCCTTTAGAATACAAAATTAAAAGGAGGCAAAAAGATGATTTATAGAGGCACAAATTTTACGGAACGGATTCAGATGACACCAATGGATAGAATGCATACAACGCAGTGGATTGAAATGCGGAGATTCGCTAATTCCAATAGGCTTGAAGTAGTTCTGTGTGATGACGATGGGAAGAAGGTAGGCATGTGGAATTGGAAGTTTGTACTTGACTTTCCAATGACATATGAGCAGATTAAATTTAACATTATGGAACATATGTTTGAATGTGAAACAATGGATGAGCTTGCAGATGTGCTGGATGATGTTTTCCATGACGGATTTGATTGTGTTATTGAAGAAGATGAGGATTGCGGTTGCGACGAATGTAATTGTGACGAATGTCATTGCGGAGCGCATAACGACGAAGAGAAGCAGTTTGAGCACCATGAACCAGAATATGTGACAACTATCAAATTTGGCTCAAAGGATGATGTCAGGGTTGATATTACAGATGCAGGAGATATGTTTGAGTCTTGGCTCTATCGTAAGGATTTCGGCGTAAAGGAGTATATGTTCGGGTGGCCAAAGGTTCAGTATCCAAAGTCTGGAAATGTAAAATATTATGATCTAGATGATTATATTGACATGGTACGCGGAAACCTTTGGGAGTATCTAGGATACTATGATGCGGAATATGGAGATTAAATTTTGTTATTTGTAGTGCGACTTTAATGGAGGTGACATCTGAGGCAAAAGGTACAAAAAGAACTCTATTGATAAATGGAAACTTATAATAAAAAATATTGTGTATATGTTCATACAAATAAATTTAATGGTAAAAAATATGTTGGCATTACTTCAATGAATCCTAAAGACAGATGGAAAAATGGAAATGGTTATTCAAACAATTCGTATTTTACTAACGCAATTAGAAAATACGGATGGGAAGAGGGATTTACTCACGAAATTATAGCAGAAGGTTTATCAGAAGAAGCTGCTTGTCAAATGGAAAAGGATTTAATAGCGGAGTATAATTGCATGAATCCAAATGGTTATAATTCTACATCTGGGGGAGAGATTGGGAAAAAATATTCAGAAGAATTGCGGCAAAGATTAAGTAAAATAATTACTGATCGTATGAATAGCCCAGATGTCAAAGCTAAAATGGCCGAGTATTTTGCAAATAGAAATTATTATGGCGAAAATAATCCTAATTATAATAACCATCGATTAGCAGGGGAAAATAATCCGAATTGGGGAAAACGGTTATCCGAAGATGCTAAGAAAAAAATATCGGATGCACATAAAGGTAAGACATGGACAGAAGAACGTAAAAAAGAATTTAGCGAAAAAATGAAAGGTAGAGAAGGGCACCCTTGCTCTGAAAAAACAAAAGAAAAAATTAGCAATGCAAATAAAGGAAGAAAACTTTCAGAAGAGCACAAACAATTACTCCGAGAACGTTTTAGTGGTGAAAATAACCCAAACTATGGGAAACATACTTCAGAGGAAACAAAAGCAATTTTAAGAGAGAAGTTGAGTGGTAAAAATAGCCCAAATTACGGAAAGGAATTCTCGGAAGAAACAAAGCAGAAAATGAGAGACAATAACGCTAGAAAGAGAGGGGTAATACAATTTAGTTTGAGCGGAGAGTATATTGAAGAATATAAAACTCTTAAAGAAGCGGAATATAAAACTAACATTTCGTACAGTTGTATAAGTCGTGCTTGCACAACTCAAAAGTCTGCCGGTGGATATTTATGGAGGTATAAAGACGGGTATAACCCTAATAGCGAAATCTTATATCAGAATAATAACATGAAAGCAGTTATTCAATTGGATATATGTGGAAATTATATCAACGAATTTGAGAGCGCAAGAGAGGCCGAAAGACAAACTGGTGTATTGCACCAAAACATCAATGTTTGCTGTAAAAATAAAAAAACAGCGGGTAAATATAAATGGATGTATAAAACGGATTATGAAGAAATATTAAATAATAAAGGAGACGATTAATATGGCTTTTAATAAACCTACGGTAAAGACAATTAAACCAGACCTAAAGAACGTAAGCATTTATATTCGTTCAGTAAAGAAGTTCGGAAAGTCAACTCTGTTTAGAGATGTAATTATGGAAAAGTATGGAGATCCAACTTATGGCTGTCTCGCAGAGATTGGGCTAGAACACGGCGATGAGCTACTTGACAATTTAAATACTCTTCATCTAGATACATATAAGGATCTTATTGAGTTTCAGAAGTGGTTAATCGATGGTAAGGGAACTGAGCATCACATTGAAATTGTCGGTTTCGATGTTGCAGATGAACTTGTTCCGCTATTTGATAAGGAAACAGTCCGTCAGCATAATATTGAGAATCCTCAAAAGACAGTCAAATCTGTGAAGGCCGCGATGGGTGGTTATACTGCAGGAGAACAGTATTCTGCTACTCTTATGAAGAATTATTTTGATAAGATTCGTAAGGCGGGTATTCAGGTGTGGGTGCTAGGGCATTCGAAATTTAAAAGCATCCGAGACAAGGCAAATGTAGATAATGAAGGATACATGCAATTGACTAGCAATTTATCCGCAGCATATGAAGCGGCACTGGGAGACATTTTCGATGTAGTGTTAACGGGTGTCATCGATAGAGCTATTGAGACGATTGGCTCCGGAGATGACACAAAGAGATATGCGACAGATGCGGTTCGCAAACTTTATTTTCGTGGCACACCAGAAATTGATGCTGGCGGAAGATTTGCTTTTGGCGCAGTTCCTGAGTATCTAGTATTTGATAAGCCGAATATGGCTAAGGATTTTATTCAGATTATTGAAGATGGTATGGAAAAGAGCAAGACCTGCAATATGTCTTCATGCACCGACTATCTACCTACACATGCAAAGAAGCTAAACTCAAATGAAGAATCTCTTGAAGACCACGTAACCGTTACAAAGGAAGAAGCAGATGAACTTCATGATATGGGAGCGGTTCTTCTAGACGATGAAGATGAGGATCTAGACTCTCCGCCTTTTGATGTAGATGCTGATGAAGAGCCATTTGATGTAGAATCCGCCAAGGCAAATTTACGCAGCCTTTTTAAAACTGGCACAGCAGAGCAGAAGAAGGCAGTAAAGGAAATTCGCGGGGACAAGACTCTAGCTCAGATCAACGATCAGGCAACCATTGAGAAGATGTTGGCAGTATTTGAATAAACAATTTACGGAGGAGGTGGAGGTTCTGCCTCCTCCAATGTTTAGAAATATGAGTGAAAGGAGAATGGGAATGAGGCAAGTTAAATGCAGAAACTGCGGCACATTTATTAAGAGAGACTCTGCCATTAGCGTCCAAAATGGAAAGGCAAAACTATTCTATTGCAATGAAAATTGCCGTCAACAAGCAGAAGAGAAGAAGGTTGTTGCCCAAAAAGAGCAAGCAGAAAAAGATGCTGTTTACAATGAAATTTGTGACATATTCAACTACAAAATCGTCAATACTGCCTTATGGCGTGAATGGGCAATCTGGAATCAAGTTGCTGATAACAGAAAGATTCTGGCATATTTAAAAGAGAATCATGATTATATTGCCGGGGCAATTGGACGATTAAGCGGCTCTGAGTATGCAAAGATTAGGTATCTGTCCGCAGTGCTGAAGAATAGTTTACATGATTATGAGGTAACAAAGCAAGCAGAACCAGAAAAAATCAGGGTAGATTGCGAAGTATATGAGCCAACTGTCTCTTGCAAGAAAAAGCGCAGAGGTTTAAGTGAACTTGAAGACGAGGTGAGTTAATGGAAATTGATAAAAGAGATTTCATTGTCGGCGTATGCGACAAATATGATAATAAGCTGCTAGAAAAACGCAGAGAAATTGAGGGAAATACAATCGGATGTATTGCAGGAGATCTTCTGCTGATTGATGATTCTATGCTGAAGCCTAGTGATTATGTGACGAGAGACGGAAGATTCCTATTTTCAATGCTAAAAAGCTTAAGAGACAGAGGCTGTACTGTAGCTGATGAAGTCACTGTATTAACAAATACAAATGAAGAAGTTAAAGAGCGCCTAGAAGAGTTTGGCGGATGGAGGCAAGTTCAATCATTAATTGATATTTGTAATAAGAAAAATTTTGATGTTTTTTTAGATGATTTAAATAAAAGTAATATTTGCCTCAGGCTTTCAGAAAAGGGATTTAATCTTTTAGGGCCTATTACTTTGGAGAATGGAAAAAGTGTTGTTCCATATACACTGTTTGAAAAATTCACATCACAAGAAGTTCTAGATTTTTATGAAAGCCAGCTAAGTACACTTGGAACAGTATCTTCTAATAAAATTATTGATGAGGGCTACATTGATTTTGACGAAGCTTTTATTGATGGTCTTGAGTCTGGTGAAGAAGTTGGTGTAAGCTTTGGGGACGCTGGGCTTGATGCAAACGGAAATAAAATTTCAATATTCCCATTCTTATCAAATAATATCCTAGGACTTAAAAGTGGCACTTTAAGTGCATTTGGTGCGCATAGTGGTGTCGGTAAGACAACCTTTATGATAGGAATTCTTATGGCTCTTGTTGAAAAGGGAGAAAAGATATTAATCGTGAGTAACGAAATGGGTTTGTCTGACTTTAAACAAGGATTTTTGATTTGGATTTTGTCGCGTTATTTTAATTACCAAAAGCTTCCGAAAAAGAAATTAGCAAGCGGCAATCTTAATGATGAAGATAAGGAAATGATTAAAAAGGCAAGAGAATATTGGCGCAAAAATTACGCAAGACAAATCAAAATGGTTGCATTGTCGGATGCAGATTCAAAGCTAACTTGTCGTATTATTAAGAAACATATTCAGCGTGATGGTATTACAACGTTTCTAGTAGACACATTTAAGATCACTACTTCGAATGGAACTAATGATAATTTTTGGCTACAATTGGTTGTAGATAGTAAAGATTTGGATGCTATTTCAAAAAGATATGATGTTATTGGTTTAATGACTATTCAGTTGGCAATTAACTCTTTGGGAAGGTTATGGATGGATGCGTCGTGTCTTAGCAATAGCCGTGCAATTAAAGAGGTTCTGTCTAATCTAATTCTATTTAGAAAGATTTATCCAGACGAATTAGTGTCTGGTTCTCAAATTGATTTAAAACCATTTAGAAGTAAAAAGGGAGCAGACGGTAAATGGTTCGAAGAACCGTATTTGCCAGACCCAAAGAATGTGTATCGTTGTCTGTTTGTAGAAAAATCAAGACGTGGTATCGATTCAGGAGATTCTGGGGTGGCTTATTTGGTTCGTTATGATGGAGATTATGCTTCGTTTTTTGAGACGGCAAAATGCCGTCCTACGCATAAGACTGTAAATAATGGATAAAAAGTGCGGCTGGAATATACCTATGCCTCTTGACAAACCGAAAATCTATGATATAATCATAGTACAAAATTAATTGAAAGAAGGTAATTCAATGTCTAACTACACCGCTTACAATGCCGACATTAACATTATCAACTCAGAACTCACAGTAGATAAAAACAGAAACCTGACTAGCTTCGATGCACTATGTGAATGCAACGGCAACCAACTTGTGCTTACATATGTTGCTGATTCTGGCAACACTCCAGAAGATTGGTGCTTTGCAGTTTTGGACAATATGTACAACAAAGCACTAGAATACCTATCTGACGCTCTAACAAATGAGGAAGATGTATTTGTTAATGCGTTTAGATATAAGGATTCGCCAACCGCATATGATATCTATTATGGTTGCGAAGACCAGTTTGAAACTCCAGCAGATGCAGCAAGATGGGTTCTTGCGCATGGAGGCATCGAAAACATCGGGCATTATTATACTGAAACTAGAGACGGAAAGAAGACCGCAATTGAATTTTAATATAAAATAAATAATATAGAAAGGAGCTTGACAATGAGTGCTTAATGAAATCTTGCAAAAACTAAATGAAAATTCAGATGCAATTGTCGAGCTCCTTGACTATTATGAGTGCGGCAAAATAAAAGTAAATACACGCGAGGTAAGATTCGCTAGAGATAATAGACCAGAGAGTGGTCTTAATATATCAATTAGGCTTGAAAATAATGATGCGTGTCTTGTGAAAGACTTTGCACGTAGTGAAGTAAATAATATTATTTCATGGTTATGTAAAGAAAAGAATGCTGACTTCAAATCAGTTTTACTGACAGTTAAACGTATTCTTAATTTGTCTGACGATTGGAGACCACGAAGAAATACACCTAAACTTTTTGGAGGAGTTTACGACTGTATTATTAACAAAACTCAGCCTGAACCAAAAACATACCCAGAAGAAATCTTGAAGCAGTATGTTCAAATTGGAAATGAACTTTGGCTTAAAGACGGAATAAGCCTTGAAGTGCAGAGAGAATTTGATGTGTGTTTTTCTCCAGAAGATAATGCAATAATTTTTCCATGGAAAGATGCAAAAGACGATATTATTGCAATTAAATCAAGATATAATGGTACGCCACCAGAAGGTATGAGTAAATATTTTTATCCTGTAGGCGGCAATATATCAAGCAGCCTATATGGATATAGTCACAATTATCAATATTTATATGGAAATGATGTTGTTATTGTAGAAGCAGAAAAAAGCTGTCTACAAGGATGTACATTTGGATATAGAAATATTGTTGCAATTGGCTCAAACAATCTTAGTGAAGCGCAATCAAAACTAATATTGCAATTGCAACCAAAAAGAATTATTATGGCACTTGATGAGGGTCTTGAATTTGAGCAGATAAAAAAGAATTTGGATTTATTAAAATCACTTGCTACAATGAGACGAGTGAAACTTTACTATTGGGACAGTACATTGGATCTTGATATTCCATCAAAGTGTTCTCCTACGGATATGGGAGTAGAAAAATTCAATGAAATAATGCAAGAACAGCTTGTAGAATATACTTGACAAACTAGAATTCTATGATATAATGACAATACAAAATTAAAGGAGAAATACGAAATGCGTTTAATTGATGCAGACTTTGTAAAACATACATATAGTCAGGACTTCTTTGATACCTTAGATGATTTTGAACGAGTTAATGATATTATTGACTACGCTCCTACTGTTGACGCAGTTCTAATTGTTAGATGCAAGGACTGTAAATGGCATCACGATTGCGGAGTGCATTTCTGCGACAGGCTTGGCATGGATTGCCCAGATGATTCTGAATTCTTTTGTAAGTATGGTGAATTAAAGGAGAATTAATTATGAAATTATTTAAACAAGAAAAGTGCCCAATTTGCAATTATAAAATCTCTAGCTGTCAGTGTCTATATGGCGGCAGTGCCCATCCAGATAGATCGAAACGTATTGATGTAGTTTTTGATCATCTGTATCTATTTAGCAAAAAGCAAATTAAGCATTTGATTGAACTGCAAAAATATTGGCAAATCAGTTATGAAGATAGTGATAAAGAAAATATTAAAAATGATATGGTTCAAGAATATGAATATAGAGGTGGCTAATTATGCTGACACCAGAACTATACCAAGCATACGTAGATGCTGTTGATAAGTTTGACAAATATATCCGAGAACATCCAGAAGTTATAGAAGAGGCTGCGCGTAAGTATGCAGAGCAGTTTGTTGACGTTAGGGATGTCTCACTTGGAGATAAAGTTCCGTTTGTAGGATTTCAAAACAGTCCAGAGACCGTAGGTAATGCTCTTCACGAGCTGGCTGGGCGGTTTACAAGAGATTGTCACAAGTGTATCTATGAAGTTGGTTGTCACGGCAACCCAGTAGGTTGTAAGCGTTATAAGAGAGATGGGGGTTATTATGAATAAAAACTTTATATGGGCATGGGTCTTTAAAAATACTATAGCAATAATTGCTTGGGTTGCACTCGCAATTCTGTTTAATAAATGGTGGATAGCTCTTTTTGCCCTACTCTTTGTAAGTGGTATAGAAACAAAAGTTAAAAGTTATAGAGTTTGTGATGGGTGTGGTAAACATAGTCCATATGCAGATAGTTATAATGATGCTCTTGATAAAGCAAAAGAAGCAGGGTGGATTCACTATGTGGACGGTAATAGAGATTATTGCCCAGAGTGTTCTAAGAATGCGGCGGATTAATTATGGATAACGAATGTAAATACCTCAAAATTGAAGATGTAACCCCCTGGCATGGGGATGTGTTTGACCATCCAAGCTATAAATATTATTGTACAAAGAAGAATGAAGATTTACCTTTTGGAATCCTTCAGTGTCATAAATGTACTAAATATGACAGAAGAGAAGACGATGAATAAGTGTGGAACCTGTAGACACTATACTGGATGCGGTGATTGGAATCTGTGCTGCACAGTTCAGCATCCAACACCTAAAAAGTAGGAAATGGGTAAGACATTTATTTTTGGACATCTGTGCTATGAAGATACAGATGCGTGTTATATGTATGAGTCGAAAGGAGAAAGCCATGTTAATGAAAATTGCGCACCACAATGATGGTAAAGAAAAATGGCAATCACATACCTGTTATTTGTTTAATGATGTTAATGGTTATCATGAATTTGACATAACAAACATCTATGGATATGGAGAAACAAAAGAAGAAGCAATAGAGAATCTCAAAAAAGAACTTGAATATTATTTTAATGAACTTCATGCATTAGAAAAAATGCTTTACGAAACAGATGTATTGGACAATGATATTGTTGAAGTTGATTGTCTAGGGAGGAAAATTTAATGAAGATTGGCTATATCGTAAAATATGATTTAACACTTAATCCGCACTTAACAGAGAGGTTTAAGTTCAGAGAAGTGACATTTACTCGTAGAATTAGTTCACGCGGCGACCGAGTTTACTCGAAAATGTTGCAATTCCCAATTGATTACGAGGAAATTGTAGATAACGCTGAAATCATGAAGAAGAATCCAAATTTAATTCTTGTGCAAGAGCCATTTTTACTCGATGATGAACTGAGAGAAAAGGTTACAAGATGGGTTGAGTGGGCAAATAAAGCAGATCCGTCAGAATATGATCCATTTGCAAAAGGAGAAAACAATGAGTGATATTAAAAACATGAAATGCTATTGTTGCAAATGCTATGATAGTTTCGATGGCTGTACAGCATGGTCATGCAAAGATGATTTTGAGATTAGTATTGATAAAATCAAGCAGGTATCGGAGGAGTATGGGATGAGTATTTCAGACATTACTGCGTTGATTGACTTTGAACGGAGAGGTGGCAGCAGATGATGAATGAAGAGATTCATGCGAAGATTGATGAACTGGGTGATTTAAAAGATAAGCCAGTAACATGGGGAGATTTATTTGAAACCTTGTATGGTATGAGTACTGAGATTATGGAAACAATACAAGCCGCAGATGAGTGTCAAAACAAGGTTGTTGATAGCTTAGGCCATCGCATGTTGGAATTATACAATGAAGCTGAATATCGACGCATGCGTAGTATGGCATTTGTTCTCGCTATGACTGGGCATACAGACCCAACTAAATGGTATCCTATTTATGAAGAGTTTTGCAAGGAGTATGATAAGTTAAATAGAAAGGAATGACATGTAATGGGGTTAGACAATGGTGTTATGTTAAAAGTCAAAAATGAAAAGGATTATGAAAAGGCACACTGCCTATTTAATCATGAATCATGGTATGAACCATGTGAATGTGAAGTGGCATACTGGAGAAAATGCTATGGCATCAGAAATGCAATTCTACGAGTGGTAGATCCAAGTGTAACAAATGAATATAGATTTCCTGTGACACTTGATAATATTGATGATATCATCAAGACATTTAAGTACTTTCTACATAAGAAAGAATGGGAAGAGGAAGCGGATACAATCTGGGAGTGGGACGAAAATACGAGACGTAATCAAGCAAGGAATTTAAGAGGATTGCGATGTTTGCGGCGTTGGCTCAGGAGACACCCAGATGATACTGCGTATTTTTATGACAGTTATTAAGGAGGGCAATATGGCAGAAAAAGATCAATTGTTGCAGAATATTTTATCACGTGTGGGACAATTTGAATATAATTTCGGATATGATTCTGTTAAGGCAATTTTTGTAAATGATTATGCATGGAAGCTGATTACAACGTACCGCATATATGAAATGCAATATTTCAATGGTGGTTATGGATGTGTCGGTAGGCTTTATGGATATTTAACGTACAGATATCATGACGATAAGAATGCGCCAGATTTTTATATTGGCGTATAACAGCACGAAATTAATGAGGTGATATTATGAAAAATGAAAAGCCTACGCGTTGTATTGATCCTGTCATAAAGTATTGTCAGAGCTGCGAATATGGCTGGATGTCGTATCCAGATTGGGTTGAAACGGTAGGAGACCTTGATGGATGTTGCTTCGATTCTGGTTGCATATATGGGCTAGAAAATACTCAACCCACGGAGGAAGAGCTTGCAGAGTTTTATAGATGGGTTGATAAGTGGAATAAGGAAGTAGTTTTATGAATACTCTAAACATTGAAGCCAAGCTTGCGCAAAAATATGCAAAATGCTCAAAAAAAGTTCCCTGTATTATGTCTTGAATTGAATATCGTATATTGTTCTACAAGAGAAGTCGAGAGACAAACTAGTATTAATCATTCAGATGTCAAAAAGGTATGCGAAGGGAAAAGGCAGACTGCAGGTGGATATAGATGGAAATTTATTTATGATCAACAACAAAATGATGGTTCTATTATTATGGGGGCTATTAGTCTTGGTCTAATAACAGAAGAAGATGTTATTAAACAACTAAAATAATTTCATAGGTGATAATAATGAAGTATAAACTTATAGGCAAAAACGACAAAGAAAATTTGATTGAGCAAGTTCTACTCAATAGAGGCATCGAGAATCCAGAGGAGTATCTCTCTCTGGATTCAAGTTGCATAAATGATTATGATAACCTTGCCAATATGAAAGAGGCTATCAATTGCTTTGCGAAGCATTTTGAAAGGGGTGATTTAGTCGCTATCCTCGTTGATAGCGATCCCTGACGGATTTTCAAGTGCCGCAATGTTATATAATTATATTAAGATGTTAGATAAAGGTTATCAAGTTAGATATATTTTACATAACAATAATAAAGCACATGGTCTTGCAAAGATACATGATGGGGACTTTGACATTCCTGAAGGTACGAAGTTGTTTATAGTGCCAGATGCAGGGACAAACGATGCAGAGCAATTTAACGAGCTTATTGATAATGGTATTGATTGCATTTGTCTAGACCATCATGAAGCTGAAGATATAGCAAAATTAAATAAGGCTATTATTGTTAACAATCAAATGAGCAAAAATTACACAGATAAAGATTTTTCAGGTGCAGGAATTGTGATGGAATTTTTAAGGGCATTGGACGATTATTATATCTGTGATTATGCAGATAAATTCTTAGACTTGTGTGCTTTTGCAAATATCAGTGATGTTATGGATATACGTAATTCGCAAACAAGATACTATATTGAAGAGGGCATTAAGAATGTAAAAAATAAATTCTTACTAGCCTTAGCAAAAGCACAAGAATTTAGTACAAAAGGGGTTACGAATATACACACTATTTCGTGGTATTGGACACCTATTCTGAACAGTATGATACGTATCGGTGAAATTGAGGATAGAAATCTCGTGTTTAGGGCTTTTATTGAAACAGATGAAGTATTTCCGTATAAGAAACGTGGAAGTGATGTTGAGGTCGATGAAGATATTTATACAAGAGCAGCGAGACTCTGTAAGAATATTAAAGCCAAACAAGATAAGATGAGAGATGCTTTGTATAATGACCTCAAAGACGAGATTAATCCAGATGATAAAGTTGTTATACTTGTTGCAAATGGTGCCGATAGTGGCATTGTAGGTTTGTCAACAATGAAGTTATGTGATTATGCACAGAAGCCGACCATACTTCTTCAAGAGTACAAGGATGGTGTTCTTGGTGGTTCTGCGAGAAATTATAATGGATCTCCAGTGAAAGATTTTAAAGAGTTGGTAAATTCTGTTGGATTGTTTAACTTCGCACAGGGCCATTCAGGTGCATTTGGCATAGATATTGACGAAAATAAACTTGAAGATGCGAGAGCGGCACTTAATGAAGCTCTTAATCATATTGAATATGACGATACTATTTATGTTGATTTTATTTTTGAACCTTATGATTTAGATGCAGACTTCTTTCAGACACTTGATAAGAACCAATGGGTTTGGGGGAACGGGATTTCTGAGCCTTTGGTCGCAGTAGAAGGTGTTACGGTCTCTACAGATGAAATTGCTATTATGGGCAAGGATAAAAATTCTATCTCATTTTTTGCAGATGGCGTAAAGTATTGCAAGTTTAAACTTTCGCAAGATGATGAACTGCTGGAGTTGGCAAATGAAGCATCAGGAGAAGAAATTAAGCTTAATGTTGTTGGAAAATGCAGTATTAATGATTATGGTGGGAAAAGAGTGGCACAAATGATTATCGATGATTATGAAGTGCTTGACAAATCAGAAAAATCGTGATATAAATACAATACAAAATTAATGGAGGACAACAATGCAGATTAATCGTGTGTGGGCTATGCCGAATAGCAAGACGTTTCAAATTAAACCAATTAGAGAATTAATCAACAAATATGCATATGGGGTTATTGTAGATCCATTCGCTAATGATAGTAAAATCGGAACCATTACCAATGATTTGGATGAACAATATGATACTGATTACCACATGGATGCTTTGGATTTTTTGAAGATGCTTGGAGATAATTCTATTGATACTGTTCTGTATGATCCGCCATACTCTCCACGTCAAGTGTCAGAATGTTATACATCACTTGGCAAAACAGTAAATATGCAAACAACACAAGCATCTTACTGGAGCAAACAAAAGGAGCAAATTGGCAGAATCGTTAAGAAAGATGGTGTTGTAATTACTTGCTGCTGGAATAGCGGCGGCATTGGTAAGAAATATGGATTTGAAATTGAAGAGATTTTGCTTGTTCCGCATGGCGGTTGGCATAATGACACAATTGTAACAGTTGAAAGAAAAGTAATGTGAAAGTAGGAGGAGCACTATGACCTGTATTGAAAAGTATAACGAACAAAAAAATATAACAACCAAGATTATTAGCAATCTTAATAAGGCTAAGGGTCTTACTGCTATTGGAGAGAAAGACCCTCGCAATGATAAATATGGATTTAATTTTTACGACCATAGTATTTGGGGTGATGATATCCCTGTATATTTTCATGCGTCATATGGGTATTATGGGGATTCCGGTGGTTATAATGCTTGCTGCCCAGAGATGCAGAAGTATCTTTTAAGAGCACTTAATTATTATAAAGATGAAATTGTAAATTATATAATGGAACAAGCGGAGAAAGATAAGAATGATGCCCTGTTAGCTTGTAAGCAAGAAGCCGAGAGTATTTTAAAGCAAATTGAAGAGAAGACGTTTTGAGAGTACAAAATTAATGGAGGAGGTGTGAGAAATGGGAGATGAAGATAGAGTATATTATGTGTACATATGGTATATAGTTGATACCGGAGAAGTGTTTTATGTCGGTAAGGGGAAAGGAAAAAGATATAAGCAAGTTTCACATAGAAATAAATTTTTTACTGATATGTATAATTCTCATAATTGCACCGTTAAGAAAATTTATGAAAATTTAACTGAAGATGAAGCGTTTCAAAAAGAAAAAGACACTGTCAAATGGTTTAGAGAAAATACAAATTTTCGTTTAACAAATCAAACAGATGGAGGAGAAGGCTCATCTGGATGGGAACCATCTCAAGAATTTAGAGATAAGCAGTCAAAAATACATAAAGAGCAGTGGCAAGATGAAGAATTTAAAAATAAGATGATAGCTATTCGCACAGATGAAAATGGCCCATATAAATCACAAGAGTTTAGAGATAAAATTGCACAATTAGTACAAGGAGAAAATAATCCAAATTATAACCATAGGTGGACAGATGAAATGAAGCAACATTTAAGCAACGTTCGCAAAAGTAATGGATTGTCTGCTAATGAAAATAACCCAAAGGCAACATGCGTAATATGCGTGGAAACAGGAGAAGTTTTTAGTTGCATTAAATATGCAATGCAAAAGTATAATATCAAATGTGAAGGTAGCGTAACTGTTGCATTAAAGAACCCCGTTAGAACTGCTGGCGGAAAACATTGGGTTTTATATGATGAAAAATATCTGGATAATGATTATAGATTAAATTATCTAATCAATGTATGCTTGTTGAATGCAAAAGTTATACCGGCTATATGTATTGAAAATAAAACTGTATTCCCAAATTTGACCGAATTAGCGAAATATTTATCTGTTACATATCAATATGTAAAACGTTGTTTAAATAAAAATGGAGCGATTATTTTAAATAATAAGACCTATATTAAATTATCAGAATATAAAGAACGCGAGGTGTCATAATGGTTCATTTACATGTACATACAAAATATAGCCTTTTGGACGGAATGATGCACATTGAAGATATTGCAACTCGTCTTAAAGAAATTGGACAAGACACTATTGCAATAACAGAACATGGTAATTTATATTCAAATGTAGAAGCATATAGCAAGTTATCAAAAGAAGGAATTAAAGTAATTAATGGGTGCGAAGTTTACATTTGTGATGATGTAAATGTGAACGATAAGGACAATAGGTATTATCATTTAATTTTACTAGTAAAAAACGAAATAGGAAGATTAAATTTAAATTGGCTAGTATCTCAATCAACGCTTCATAAATACTACGGTAAGCCTCGTATTGATTTTGAAATGCTTAAAAGCCGTCATGATGGACTGATTTGTATGTCTGCATGTATGGTGGGAGAAGTTGCAAAAGCTCTGAGAAATGGTAATGAAGTATTAGCAGAACAAGTTGCGTTAAAATATAAAAATTTATTTGGCGACGATTATTACATAGAATATCAGGCACATATGGTGGATGAACAGCAAGAACTGAACAAAAAACTAATAAATTTAGCTGTTAAACTTGGAATTAAATATGTTGTCACATGTGATGCTCATTATGTTCGTGAAGAGGATCAAAAATATCATAGTGTATTTGTACAAGTTGGTAGTTCTAGAGAGGCAGGAGAAGTTTACGATGATTGTTATTTACAGTCTGAAGATGATGTAATTAAAAAATGCGTTTCCACTATGGAGTACACAAGTAGCGCTATTGCAACTACTCATGAAATTGCGAATAAGTGCGAAAATACTATACCACTTTCTGCTCCAATTATTCCACATTTTCCAGTACCAGCTCCATATAAATCAGAATTAGAGTATTTAAAGTTTCTTTGTAATGATGGGCTTAAGAAAAAAGGCTTTATGAAGTGGAATATTGATCAATGGAACACATATATGACTGATAAGATTTACGCAGAAGATGGTACATATGTTGAACGAAAACTAGTTGATTTTAATTCCGTTAGAGAGATACAACAAAAGTATATCCAAAGAGCTAGATATGAAATGAACGCTCTTGAAGCAATGGGTTTTGAAGGGTATTATTTAATGGTTCATAGTTATGTTAATGCTGCAAGGCGTAGAGGTATTGCGAGAGGTTCAGGCGGAGGATCTTTGCTGGCGTATTTATGTGGAATAGTTGATATTGATCCGATTAAGTATGGTCTTTATTTTGAAAGGTTTATTGATGTTGGTGCAATAGACCTATTAAAAGATGGCACTATCACTAAAAAGGAGCTCAAAATCCCAGACTTTGATGTTGATTTTGCTCCCAATGATAGAGAAAAGGTTGTACAATTTGTAGTTAATAAATATGGTGAAGATAATGTTGTATCATTGGGGCAGTTTTCTTACTTGTGGGCAAAGGGCGCAATTAAAGATATTGGAAGAGTGCTAGGAATTCCATTTGAAATTACTAATGAAATTACAAAGAATCTAGACGGCGAAAGTATTGAAGAAGCGCTTGATAACGGTGCTTTAGATTCATACAAGGATAAATATCCTCAGCTATTCGAATATGCATCAAGGCTGTCCGGTCTGCCTAAGTCGTTCGGAGTTCACCCATGTGGCAAATGTATTACCATTAAAGAAGCAGAATATTATAATGCAATTGAATGGAATGAAAATAAAAATACATGGGTTCTAGAGGGTGATATGCATTCCGCAGATGATTTGGGGCTCGTTAAGGCGGATTTCCTTGGGTTGCGTACATTGGATGTTATATATGACGTACTGGATATGATTGGCAAAGACTATGACTATATTGCTCCGCATAAACTTAACATGAACGACATAAAGGTGTGGAACGAGTTTGCACAGGGTCATACAAATTGTATTTTCCAGTTTGAATCACCCGGAATGAAGCAGATGTTGAAGGATATGAAATGTAGCTGCATGGATGAGTTGTCTGCTGCAAACGCATTGTATAGACCCGGCAGTAAACAATATATTCCTAATTATGTTAATAGAAAAAATGGCGTAGAAAAAATAGAATATTTACACCCAGATTTGGAGCCAATTTTGAAGTCATCTTACGGAATAATTGTATTCCAGGAGCAGCTCATTGAAATTGGCAGACTAGCTGGATTAAGAAATCCTGATGAATTAAGAAAGGCTACTGCTAAAAAGAAACCAAAATTAATGGCAAAAATTGAACCAGAGCTTAAAAACGGTCTTATGACAAGAGGATGGACACAAAAACAAGTTGATGATCTATGGGATACAATTCTTCAATTTGCAAAGTATTCATTTAACAAATCGCATTCTAGTGCATATGGACTAACTGCATATATAACTATGTATCTAAAGGTTTATCATACGGCTGAATTTTTCGCAGCATGTATTAACTCATATGACGGGGATATTGATAATATTGTTAAAACAATACAAGAAGCAAAAAGGATGAATGTTACAGTTGAATTTGCACCATGGAGAGAATCTCAAAGAAAAACAACTTGTAAAAACGGCAAAGTCATACTTGGAATTAATACAATTAAGGGTTGTGGGAGTAATGTTGCAGATGGACTAGTGGAAGTTTCGCAAAAGGATAACAATACTGCTATGGATCTTGTAAAGAATATAACCGAGAATACTAATGTTGATAAATCTCAATTCGATACATTAATTAAATTAGGATTCTTTTCTCCAGAATTTTGTTCTATCGGTACGTTATTACGTATAATCGATATGTACAATTTATATGGGTCAAAAAGAATTCTCAAGAAAGATAAGTGCTCATTGCCTCCAGAAATTCTATCTAAGTATTGTACAGAAACCGCAAAGCAGTACAAAATTACCGATTCAGACGGACTACTACAGGAACTATGTGGTATGATACCAAAGGACTGTCATGTACCATTGATGAGCGAGATTCAGTGGCAACAGGAATATCTCGGTTATTGTTCTATTATTATGCCAGAGCAGAAAGATGTAGGTTATGTAATGAACGTGGATTGCAAGTATTCTCCGAAGATCACTATGTACCTCTTAAACAAAGGGGCCACAGTCACATATAAACTTTCTAAAGCAGCTTATCAGAAGCAGCCATTTGATACAGGGGATTTTATTCAAATGCGCACAGAACAACGTAATAAGTCTAGAAAGACGGAGAATGGTTGGGAGAAGGTACCGAACGAGTACGATACTTGGATTACGGCATATATCATAAAAAATAATTTCTAGACCTCTTGACAAATCAGGAATTCATGCTATAATACAGACACAGTCAAGAGGCGATTCAAACACTTATACATACTGCGAATCGTCCTCTTGACAAATTAAAATTTTGTGTTATAATCACAATACAAAATTAATGAAGGAGAATTTAAAATGAAGATGATCCCTGAAAAAGACAGAGACTTTCGGAAGTGTTACTTCTGCGGTGGTTTTCACACCAAAGAAAATCCTGTGGCTTTTGAACTGGATGTAGATGAGACAACTATTCCAGAGAGTGAAGCAAAGTTTCTTGGCGGTTCAGTTTATTGTTGTAAAAAGTGCTTAGAGAAGGAGTGGATGGCAACATAATGGAGCTTATGATTTTGGCAGTTATTGCTTTTGTTTTTGGTGGCATCTGGTGCGCTATCTTTGGAAGGAATTGGAGGAAGACAGATGACGATTCTGAATCAATACGAGATTCTTAAAAATGTAACCCCAACTTGGTGGATTATTACCCTTATGGCATTGATTGTATTTATTTTTATCATGACTATTATTGCAACCGAAAGCGCATCAAGGTATGCACTGGCAGTCTTATCCTTTGCTATTATTTTCACCATTGTATGGGGATGGGTAGTGAGGCCCATTGTGACTAAAGAGGACATTCCAACAGGTCGTTATCGTTACGAATGCACAATTGATGATGATGCGTCATTCATTGATATTTATGAGAAGTACATTGTAGTTGAGCGACGTGGAGATTTGTGGGTTTTGGAGGATAAAGATGACACTTGATAGCTTATTCCTTTGTCCAAAGTGCCAGAGTAATGACCACGAAGAGATTAGTAAGGGATTTTGTGTTGATGACGGCAAGTTTTATGTGAAATGTCTTTGTAGTAATTGTGGATACCTCTATAAATATCGTTTTTGGTTTGACTTTTATTTGAATGAAGAAGAGGAGAATTGAAATGACTTATACTTTTGGCAGACAGGTTCCCACTGGCTATTATTCGTATCTCAATCGAAAGGGCACTCTCATCATTGGGAGGCAGACTTTTGATGGAAGATGTAATATCTTCTCTGGAACTTATGGTGAAGCAAAGAAGCGTGGCCTCATCAATCGTCTTGCTTTTGATGCTCCGCGCATTCATCGAAACATCGCAGAACATTATGAGGATTGGGCAGAAATTAGTAGGCCAAAAGTTGAAAATAGAATCATTGGCTTCAATGATTGGTTTGAAGGTTTGGAGGAAGCCAATCAGAATGGGTGGGAACTTATGTCAACTCGTGAAAGACAATTCGTGGTTGGTCTTGGTGACAGCGTAAGACCGTTTGATTACGATTTGGGCCCTCATGATAAGGTTTATTCAGAACACAGTTACGTGTTACGTCGTGTTCCGCGCGACATCAATACGGATAAAGTTATTTATGAGGAGGGCTAATTATAATGAGCATCAATATTTGGCAACTTGAAATTCTTGATAACGAGACACATGAGAATATCCACTCGATGTATTTCCTTACTCGCAGAGGTGCTCGCCATTATGGTGCGAAGCGAGAAAAGGAGTGGAAACAGGAAGGTTGGACTTGGACTTATGGTGGTGAACCGTTGTATTTCGGGAGGGTTAGAGATTGATGAGTAATATTCGCTTTGATATTTACCTACAAAGAGAAAATCTTCACTTTGGGGTCAAAGAAGGTATTTCTTTGGACGAACTTGCTTCTGTCCTTTCTTCTTTCTTCGAACGCGAAGAAAATTGGCATAAGATGAAGGAGTGTTGGCTTGAAAATGGGAAGTCTAAGGACTTTCAGCATTTGATGAAAGAAGCACTGCTTGGGGCTTATGACACTTTCTGTACAGATGAATTCGGTTGAAAGGAGAATTGAAGATGAATATCTATAAGATTTGGGTTGACGAGTATCTTGGCTATGATACATATGATAGCGCTATTGTTGTGGCTAAGGACGAAGAGTCTGCACGGCACATTCATCCTGGTTCTACTCTTGAAAATCTAGTAGTTGGGTATAATGCTGAAACTTATCGTTATGATAAGGTGTGGTATGAAAGTGATGATCTCTCTCCCTATTTAGACTGGACAAAACCAGAGTATGTAAAAGCGAAATTTATTGGCACAACGGACTTATATCCAGAGGGAACAGTTCTGTGTGCGAGTTGTAATGCGGGGGTAAACGGGTATGAGATGTGTCGAAGTAAAAGTTTGTGAAGGTATCAATGAATTGAGAAGGTTTATTGAGGAGGCTAATAGAAAAAGTTATGAAATTATTGCTATGACAGAAGTAATGCATACTTATACTTCTCGTTATACAATTCTCTATAAGACGTGATGAAATAATTTAAATGAATGTAAACTCACATTATTGTCGGTATACAGAAAGAAATAGTATATAGTGTTTACAACTACTTTGCAAAGGAGAGCTAGAAATGACAGATAACTATATTATGTTAAATAATAAAAAGTATGAGTTAGACGAAACACTTAGTGCAATAATTAAAGATGCCATAAAGAGTCCTTTTACTCAGGTTGAAGGACAAACCTATTATTACATGTCTGGAGGAGGTAACATTTTTTCTGACATTGATTATAATACTGATGCTAGTAGAGTACTTCATAAAGTTGCTAATTACTGTACAAATAAGTCTTTACTTGAACAACGTGCTCTTCATGAAACACTAAATCGACTTCTTTGGAGATTTAGTGAAATGTACGGTGGCGACGTTGAATGGGATGGTAATAACGACCACTTTTATATCGTCTATAACAAAATAAACAATGAATATCTAGTTAGTGATTGTGCTTATATGAAAACTCAAGGTGTTATTTATTTTTCTTCTATAAGACGTGCACAAGAAGCAATTGAAACTGTTGTAAAGCCTTTTGTAGCTGCACATCCTGATTTTGTATGGTGAGTATATGAATACAATATCTGCTACAGAAGCTAGAGCATTAAGACGCAAAGACAGTTCTATTAGTGTTCTAACAAGACTTTACAAAGAAATCGAAAACGCAGCAATCTTAGGTGAAGATTATATTGACAACATTGATTTTTCTAATTTATCTGTTGATACAACTCAAGCTATAATTTTGCAATTAAAAGATTTAGGCTACTCTATACGTGAGGAATTTAATCTTGCACTGCGTCCCACTTATAGAATTAGTTGGGACTATAGTGTATAACGCGAGGATAATTGAGATGATTTGGGTATATTGCCCGGAGTGCGGTGCACCAATGATAAGTGTAACAGCTGGTTGGATTTGCATGAATTCGAATTGTGGATGTAAACGTGATATTTATGGAAATCAATATGTTGAGACAATCTATTCTATGGATTATAGTTACGAAGTAGATAAAAATCCAAAGGAGGTTCGTCAATGGATGTAAAGAATGTTAAATATCTATCGTATAAGGAGACTAGAGAATTGGCGGAAAAAACTTTCTTGAAAGTACTTGACAAATAAAAAATTTATGATATAATATAGGCAGTTGAAAGAAACAAAACAAAATTAATTGAAAAGGAGCAAGAAAAATGATTAAGTATTATCACCTGAGCGATGGCACGACGATTGGAGAGCTGCGGGGTACAAAGTATGACTGTATTAACCGGATTGCAAAGGCAATGGGTATGACAAAGAGCCTGTGCTTCGATCCTAGTAAGTATCTTATGAATGATGTCTTCAAGGCTGCGTCTAAGCCCTATGGCGGCGACGAGTACGACAAGGAATATGGCGAACAGGAAGTAAAGCGCAAGGTCATGCGGAAGTATTATAAGCAGCTTGATAGACTGTCTTCTGCGTTCGTAGAGGATCTCAATAAGGCGATGTTCGAAGCATCTTGGCGGCTTACAAAAAATTCTTAAAAACCTCTTGACAAATAAAAAAATTATGATATAATACAGATAGTCCAAGACAATACAAAATTAAAGTTCCTGAGCACGAACTGAAAAGGCTCAACTATATGCGGTGATAGTCAAACGGTTATGACGGCAGCGATTATTTTGAAGTGTCTAGCTAGACATGAACAGCAAGTTTACAAAATTAATGCTCCAAGCTGCAATTGTGGGTTCGATTCCTACTCATCGCAATCATATGTCTCCTGTAGCTTAGTCGGGTAGAGCGCTTAATAACGAGACTTGTAAAAGCCTTAAACAGCAAATTTCTAATTGGTCTGTTAAACCAGAGGTCACAGGTTCGAGCCCTGTCAGGAGACTTTAAAAAGGCACTAGCAGCAACTTTAAACAATATTCTGGATATTATATTGATGGTGCCTTGCCTTACATAGAGACGCTTACAGCAATTTAAAAAAGATGAAAATGATATTTTTACTAATGATTTTATTTTGGCGTCTCGTTGAATAAACTCCAAAGACACTAACAGCAAATTTTTAATGTTGGAGATTGTACATAAGAATGTGTCTTGGGATTTAGAAATAAATCAAAAATGGAGGAAAGAAAAATGTCTTTTATGAATGCAGTAAAGAATACTCTGAACGAGGATTTCAACTATTCGGTGACTGAGAATGGTGCTCTTGGGTATCGTACTTCTGGCAAGGAACTGGTTGACCTAAACTTCGCAGTTTCTTCTATGCGTGGTATGAGTGAGGAGAACATCTATAATAAGTTTACTAAGGCTTATTTTGAGGATAAGATGATGGCTCTGCGTTGGCTATTCTTCGCCAGAGATGTCCGTGGTGGTCTCGGTGAGAGACGTTTATTCAGAGCGATTCTTAAGAATATGGCAAAGGATGACGCTGATATTGTTAAGCATCTCGCTCCTCTAGTAAGCGAGTACGGTCGTTATGATGATCTGTGGTGCCTATTTGGCACAGACGTAGACAGTGTTATTTTTGATATTATCAAAAAGCAGCTCACTGATGACATTGCAAATATGACTGATAATAAGCCTATATCTCTTCTTGCTAAGTGGCTTCCTTCTGTGAATACTTCTTCTACAAGAACTAAGATGGACGCAAGATATATTTGCAAGAATCTTGGTATGACTGAGCGTGAGTATCGTAAGACACTTTCTTCTCTTCGTTCTTATATTGATATTGTAGAGAGCAAGATGTCTGCAAAGAAGTGGAAAGACATTAAATATGAAACAGTTCCTTCTCGTGCAAACCTCATTTATAATGGAGCTTTCCTTCGTAATGATGAGGAGCGTCGTAGAGAGTATCTGAGTAAGCTCGAAAAGGGTGAAGCTAAGATTAATGCGGGAACTTTGTTTCCTCACGACATTGTGCATAAGTATTCTAGCATAACTGGATGGGGCTGCCGCGTCAACGAGTACGATGCAACTCTTGAATCTCTTTGGAAAGCTTTGCCTGACACAGTAAATGAATGTGGAAACACCATTGTAGTTGCAGATGGTTCTGCTTCTATGTGTTGCAACGTTGGTGGAAATACTCATATTGCAGCACTTGAAGTTGCGAATGCACTTGCAATTTACTTTGCAGAACATTCTTCTGGTGACTTTAAGGATAAGTACATTACTTTCTCTAGCAGACCTCAATTGGTTGATTTTAGTCAGTGCAATTCTCTAAGAGATAAGCTTCGTGTTGCATATAGTCATAGTGAGTGTTCAAATACGAACATTGAAAAGGTGTTTGATTTGATTCTTACTACTGCGGTAAATGGTCATATGAAGCAAGAGGATATGCCTAAGAATGTACTGGTTATTTCAGACATGGAGTTTGACTCTTGTGCAACTTGTGATGGTTTTAATAGACCTAATGTAAGACTTTTTGAGGTAATCAAGAAGCGTTTTAAGGATGCCGGGTATCAGATGCCTAAACTTTCTTTTTGGAATGTGAATTCTCGAACCAATACGGTTCCTGTAAAGGAGAATGACCTTGGTGTTGCTCTTGTTAGTGGATTCTCCACTAATGTTTGCAAGATGGTCATGAGTGGTAAGACCGATCCTTATGAGTGCCTTGTTGAGACGCTTATGAGTGATAGATATGATGCGGTGGAAGCCGCATTGAAGAACTTTTAAGGAGTTAAGTATGGTGCCGGGCATCACCTTAAAGCTGCCCTGTGATATGCCGGAGTGATGGAACTAGTAGACATTCAGGTCTTAAAAACCTGTGGTAGAAATACCGTGCGGGAGCAAAGCCCGTCTCCGGTACCATTTGTGGTTATAGTATGTGTACAAGTACTATATTTGGTGAGTAGTTAATGTGTCTAGCTACTCACACACAATATAAAATTATTTCTTTCGACACATGAGAGGAGACAGCTATGGAAAAGACATTAGAGGATATTGGAATTTATACAGACATTCACGAAAGTGGAAATACTGTTGCAGATGGTCATAAGTTATATTATGCAACTTGTAAAGTATGCGGAGCAGTTGTTGAGAAAAGATTAGCAGATATAAAGGTGTCCAATAAAGTATGTAGGCATAAAGCATTAGAGAAGGATGCCGATGATTACAAAGTAAATGATATGCCAAAAGGATGGATGAATTGGTCTGAATTAAATATGAAAATTTATTATTTATGGAAGGCTATGATATCTAGAACAACAAAAAAGTATTGGGAAAAGTATCCTACATATAGCGGAACGACTGTAGATGAAAGATGGAGAAGGTTAAGTAATTTTGTAAATGACATAAAAGAATTAGAAGGATACGAAGATTGGATTGTTTCATCTAATCATCAAATGATGTTAGATAAGGATACAATAGTAAAAGGCAACAAACATTATAGCAAAGATACTTGTAGATTTATTACTCATACAGAATCCAATAAGGATGTATGGGAGAGGCATCCAGATAATCTTCAAAAGGCACAAGATGCATTTAAAGAAAAGGCATCTGAACCAGTTAAGTTTGTAAGTACAACAGAAGATAAGACAATTATTTTTCCATCTTTAAAAGAAGCATGTAGAATTTTAAATTTAAATTTTAGAAATGCATGGATGGTATTAAGTGAAAAATACCCAGGATATCATACGATAAAAGGATGGGAGATTTATAAAGTATAGAATTAACAACACAAAATTAATTGACCTTGGCAAGTCATTAAACTACCACCCCATCTCCCGTCCGAAGTCTTGGAGTAGAGAGCAAGCGATTGGCTTTCGAAGCAGAAAATGAAAGGGAATGTCCACTATATATAGGAAGGCGTATGTACTGGGGTGCGAATGTAGTACGGAGGCCAATTGTAGAGAAAATAGTGCGATTGCAAGTCAGTCGGAGTTGGCGTAGCGAACCAACTCAAACATTAAAACCACATACTACGGACGAACTGCGTGTGGCTCCCATGTGGATGAAGGTTTGATCGTCTGGCAAGTTAGGATGTTCTTGCCGAAGCTAAAAACATCAATTATATGGCCCATTAGTGAAGAAGAGTATCACGCTTGCCTGTCACGCAAGAGGACACCAGTTCAAGTCTGGTATGGGTCGCCATTTGGGAGCATAGCTCAGTTGGTTAGAGCGCATGACTGTTAATCATGATGTCGAAGGTTCGAGTCCTTCTGTTTCCGCCAGCGCCTATATCAGTCTAGGTCTTGAAATGATATAGAGACCAATGCATTATCTTTTTAGAAAGGTATTGTATCTGATGAAAAAGAGATCATCAACTCTCGGCGAATTATAACTTGACGAATGTTTCTGTTGAAACAAAGAAGCAGCAGGTTCGTCTCTGCGCTTAATCTACTGAACTGCAATGTTGATGTAAGCGGTAATTAGGTTCCCAAACCAATTCAGGGAGATTAAGAAAAAGTTTGCTTATTTAGTAGAAAGAGGGTTGGAGGGGCACAGCAAGTAGAATAAAAGGACCTATCCAGAATGCCAGGATTGACACTATAAAATGCTGTCAATGAGAGCATCAGTATTAGACCACGGTGAAGCGATGTGATGATGATAGGAATTGGGACTATCAAATTTCATCTAACACCGGTATACATCTGGTTGTGTAGATAGGCAACAAATTTGAAAGCTAGTATAGGATGTGCCAAGGAGTAGAAGTAAGCACCTCTGTCTACTGTGTATTTCTGCTAAATAAGCTCAACTTTTTATTAAGGAGTTTGAAAAATGAAAACAATCACTTTTATTTGTTATGATAAATATCCAAAAACAACCAAAAGGTCTCACGTTTTTAAGAAGCGCTTTTCTTCGTTAGCAGATGTTGTTAAATTCCTAAAAGCTTCAAATAAAATATATTTGAACAATCCGATGAATGAATTTTCAAAAGACGAACTAAGAATTCTTTCAATGAAACTTCGATCGTTAAAATCTATTAGGTAATGGCTTAGTATGTAGAGTAATTGCTCTTAAACAATGAGTCTATGTTTAAGTCTTGGGTGGGATATCAAATATAGAGTGATACCCAAGAGGTTAAAGGGGCTCCTCTGCTAAAGGAGTAGGTGTGTAAAGCACGCGAGGGTTCGAATCCCTCTCACTCTGCCATATGATAGCGAGTAGTGCGAGTAGAAAAGATAAGAACGAAATAGTACCTTTTGTGGTGGATAAACCTATTACTCACTTATTGAATCTATTGGAGTCACGCACGGCTCCGCTTGCTATCATTACCACAGCCGCCTGATGTGTGCCAGCGGCATAAAAGTACGGTAAACATCCTTCAAGGGTAGGGGATATGAAAGTTGAATCCAGCCACTTGGAGTGAGTCCTATAGCCCATGGTACTAATGGACTATGCGTGAATGGATAAGGGATTACATCCAAACTCCTAAAAAGTACCTGAAACGCTAGGCAATTGTGAAATTCAAGCGTGTCCACCATACTGGACGTACCGTGATAGCCGGTTAAAATGACAGAAACGGTGACGGTTGGAGAGACAACAAAATATATGCCCTCATAGTTTAATGGTAAAACACCCGGCCTATACCCGGCATTAAGGCTCCAGATTAGAGCACGTTCTTGGTTCGAGTCCAAGTGGGGGTAACTACTCAAATCTTACAACCTCCACGTGGTGAGTAGTGGGTAATGCTAATAGTAAGATATATTTGTCATTCAAAATAATGACTTAGATATAATGATATCAACATATCAAATTGGGTGTCAGCCGTCAGACACTTTGACGGCATCATATCCTCTTTTGGTGTAAAGGTTGCACACCTCCAGTCAAGGAGCAGGAACGGTTCGATTCCGTGCAGAGGACGGCTTGACACAGCCGGAGTGTTATCTCTGGCATACGGATTAGCGTATGCAAAGCATTTGTCTTCGGATGGTAAAAATGCGAGAGAAGTCATCCCCTTGAACTTCTCACTACATACATCCCTAGTGGTTGTTATGCTGAGGCCGATGATGGGGCGGTCGTTTATAATACCCCATTCAATATGCCGCTGTGATGGAATGTATACATCTTGGTCTCAAAAACCAAGGCTCGAAAGAGATTGCGTGGTCGAACACGTCAGCGGTACCATTTGCGGTTATCCTAAACCGCATATATGGCGGATTCGTTCATTGGAAGGACACTCGGCTTTGACCCGAGAAAGGTTGGATCGTTACCAACATCCGCTGCCAGCCGATGAAACAAAGGCTTTGTTAGGTGGTGTTTGTGGAGGCTCTACCCGTATGTTTGATGTTATCTTGTAAAGAGATGGTTCCTACGTCCTAACTTAGATCTTTCACAAAAACATCAACACATAATTGTCTTATCGCACCTCTGTTTAGCATTGCAAGTGCCCCAGATAAGCCTTTTGGAGAAAAATAAAATCCTATTTTTTCATAAGGGCGGACTGAATAAGTTGGTCATATTGAGTCCGTTCTAACTTTTGGTTGTAATGTAGTTGCTGAGTGGCTGATTGCTGACCACATGAAGCCATTCGGTAACGGCCAAAATATGCGGGTGTAGTATAATGGTTATTATGTCTGCCTTCCAAGCAGAAGATGGGGCTTCGATTGCCCTCACTCGCTCCACCGCTCTCGCGGATTCTCGGCGATACTTCCAACAAGTATGCGAAGGAGAAAAATGGTATAAGTCTCACAATTACTACCTGCTGCTACAGGTTGACTGAATAAAGGTAATTCTTATTAGAAAGGAGTAAGTTTATGTATCAAAACGTAATTGTTGGCGTCCCTTTGGTTGGAACTCCCGCAGAACTTTTCGGTTCCAGTCTGGAAGATTGGGCTCTGAACGAATCCGAAGTTACTCTTTTGACAGAAGAAAGATTTCTTCCTCGGATTTTAGTTGAAGCGGGGATTGTGAAAAGTACTAGCGAAGTTCGCAGAAATAGACCTGACCTTTGGAGAGAACTTAATGAGTTGGATTTCTTTCAAGTAAAATGGGGAAAGAAGTTTTTGTGGATTCTCGTTGGTGAATAAAAATATCAGGATGTAGCTCAGTTGGCAGAGCAATTGCCTTTTAAGCAATGGGTCGGGAGTTCGAGACTCCCCATCCTGACCAGTAAGCCCTATTAGTTATGTTTACGTTTGTATGGTTTAGCTCATGACTGTACTGTTATTTCTGTAAAAAACTAGCGATAGCGCTGTCGTGTTCTGCGGACGTAGGGCTAAAAATATTAAGAAGGGGATAGGATTATATGAGAATTAAAAACATTAATGAAATCAATGATTTTCTTTATGCTGTAAAGCAATGTTCTGGAAATGTATATTTGACTTCTCCAGAAGGTGATAAATTTAACCTTAAATCTGAGTTTTCTCAATATGTTGCGCTGGGTGCTCTACTTGGAGATAAGGGTGATTATCTCGAACTATTTTGTGATAATAAAGCAGACGAAACTTATTTCTTTATTTTTTTCAACAATCATCCAGATATTAATCAAGGAGGTAAATATGGATACTAAAACGTTGAAAGACATTATCGCCACAAGAATTCAGGCCGAAAATGGTAATCCAACGGGGATATCATTCTTGTATTCGATTGTGCAAATGGTTAATGAACTAGAGGAATTAAAATTAGAAAATGAACATCTTAAGCAAGAACTATGTAAGTAAATTATAACCCGTGCTATCAATGGATCGGGTAGCATGGGTTATTATTTTTTTGTTATTAGGAGTGATATGATGCGTAAGTGGAAGCAAGTAACTATAATTTTGGGACTTTTATTATTTGTAATTATTATTAATATATTGAATAAAAAAGATTATGTAGCATCAGAAAATGCTAGTTTATATAAAGAATCTTTAATCGTAGAATATGAATCAGAAACAAATCTGCCAATCAATAAGCTTAATATTTATGAACAAGCAGTACTATATCAGGAAGAAATTTTCGAGCAGCAACAAGAAAAATTAAAGCAAGAAGAATTAGATGATATTTTATCAAAGTGTAGTATATATTGCGACGTGTCTGAAATCAAATTTGTAGATACAGATACACAATATACAGATTATGAAAAACAACTATTGGCCCAATGCTTGTATTGTGAAGCCGGAAGCGCATCATGGGAGTGCCAAGTAATTACATTGTCTGCCATTCTTAATCATTGTGACGAATACGGTGGATTATGGGTATTGAATTCTGAAAATCATTTTGCAGTTGCTCCATATTATCAATATGTTATGCCACAAGAAGAACAATATAAAGTTGTTGATTATGTATTATCTGGACATAGAATTGCAGACGTTGTATATTTTAGAATACATACATTCCATAGTTTTGGTACGCCAATGTTATATGTAGATGGAGTATATTTCTCAAAATAAAATAGTGGGCAATAGCCCACTATTTTTTTATGCAATGGGTTGACAAATTGTAAATACATGATATACTAATACAGGGTAAACAATACAAAATTAATAAAGGATGGTGTATATATGAAAACAGATAAGTATATTTTAATTTTTAAACATAAGGGAGTAAATAAATGGATTGATGCAGATAATTTGCCGTTACTTAAGACTGTACCAAATATTTGTGAATGGATGACAGAATACAAAATTATTGATAGCGCAACTGGTGAGGAGGTATAAGATGAAAGCATATTTGGACAATGCATCTACAACACCTATTTGTGAAGCAGCAAAAAAAGTCATTCTAGAAAATTTGGATGAATTCTATAATCCTAATAGTTCTTATGAGACAGCTCGTAATGTCAAGATGAAAGTCGAAGAAGCGCGTGAAAAGATTGCAGAATTCATTGGAGCAGAACCTGATGAGATCTACTTCACAAGCGGGGCTTCTGAGTCTAATTCATGGGTGAGAAGGAATGATACTATTTTAGGATCAACAATTGAACATCATTCAATGGTTCCACATTTTATATATACGGTAGATGAACATGGCATTGTAGATTTTGACGATTTAAATAAGCAAGTCGATAAATTCACAAATTGGGATTTAGTATCTGCCATCACAAGTATTTATGTCAATAATGAAATTGGCACTATTCAACCAGTTTCGGAGATTGCCAATATCGCGCATAAAAACGGATTACTATATCACATAGACGCAACTCAAGCATTGCCACATATGAAAATTAATGTTAGAGAACTTGGTTGTGATATGATGTCAGGTTCTGGACATAAATTTAATAGCCTTAAGGGATGTGGCTTCCTCTATATTAAAAATGGAGTTCATATGGAACCTCTTATTTATGGAGGTTCGCAGGAAAAACATTTAAGAGGCGGGACAACAAATGTACTAGGTATTCTTGCAATGGCCGCTGCGCTAGAAGATACAGTTACACACATGGATGAAAATAATGCTAAAGTCTCTTGCTTATTAAAGAAATTAAAGGATAACTTACTAGCGGTAAAAGGAGTCACACTTAATGCGATTGATTCAAAAACTCCATGTGTAGAAAGCATTTTAAACCTCAGGATTGACGACGTGAAAAGTTCTGACCTAGTCACAATGTGTGATCTATATGGCATTGAGATTAGCTCTGGGTCGGCATGTAACGAAGGAACAGCAGAACCTTCTCATGTGCTCAAAGCTATTGGGCTCACAACCGAACAGGCATTAAGCAGCGTTAGAATCTCACTATCTTATCTAAACACTGAAGAAGAAATCGACTATGTTTCTAAAATGTTACCAAAAATTATTTCCAGATTACGTCAGTAAGGTACTTGACAAATGAAGATTCCATGCTATAATAACAATACAAAATTAATTGAAAGGAGATTGACACCATGACAGAGGACAATCGTATTAAGGAAGAAGCCAAGAAGCAGAGAAATTTTTGGACATGTCCACGACCAGTGACTAAGGTTCTGCGCAATGCTAAGGCATACAACAGAGCCAAGGATCGTAAGGATAAACGATTGTATGAGGAAGACGTAGAAGATGCTGTCGAAGAAAGATAAAAGTTATTTTAGGGCGGCTCAGGAAGTTAGTACACTATCGGATTTCAAAAGAATAAACGTAGGAGCGGTCTTGGTTTATAAGCACAGAATAATTTCAAGTTCTTGTAATTCTCAGCGGACACATCCTTTACAGCGCAAGTTGAATAAAGAAAGGTTCAACGAAGATACTCCTGCGAAATTACATGCCGAAGTTAACTGCCTTATTTCATTACTTGGGAATAAAGATATTAAATGGAAAGACTGTGAACTCTATGTGTATAGAGAATATAAGCGTGGAGGGTTGGCTATGAGTCGGCCTTGTCCATCCTGCCAAAAATTAATTAAAGAACTTGGCATTAAAACTGTCCATTACACTACTGACGGCGGGTATGCCACAGAAGAATTTGAAATTTAAGGAGACAATTATGAAAGAAGCATATTCCGATCTATGCAAAGCATGTTATATTCGCATTATGAAGCCTTCAAAAAAGGAGATTAAGAAAATTGTAATGACACCATATGAAGCAGAGTGTGATTGTTGCCATAAAACAAAGCCAATTGTGGATTTTGTGGAGGATGATTAATGAAGGGCATTTCGTCCAAAGAAATTATTATGACAGAGATCAAGTCTCTAAAAGGCGAAACATTTTATGTTACAACAACAGCTTTGCGCGACATATATTATATTTATAAAATTGCGGACAATGTTGCTACAAAACTTGGCAGTGGAAAGAGCCCAATGGTTTTGGAAGATAAGTACATTGGAGACCGAGATAAAGCATTAAAAAGATTGGAGAAAATGATAGATGGGCAATGAATATAAAGATTATTATGAAGACCTTTATTGTGAGTTTGAAGACAGAGTTGAGGCACTAGATTTTCTACCGGATGGCTGGGTTAATAGTTTTGTGCCAAAGCTGAAAGAAGAACTCTTTGGTATTATTGGTAGTTATACTGAAAACTTTGAAATTGTACAAGCGAAGGAAAAGTGGGGAGAACTAAGAGTGTATTGGAGCTGGGAAGACAAGGATTATTCCGACCTAGAAGTTGCTGATATGAATGAATTATATGACAAGATTGAAAATATACTTGAAAAATACGCCACTATTAGCCGGAAAATTTGTGCGGTGTGTGGAAAGTTAGCGACGTCATATACGACTGGATGGGTACTTCCTGTTTGTGAAGAATGCAAGGAGGAAGCGTAATTATGACAGAAGAAAGAATGAAGTTGGTAGAACCAATTCTAAATACATTTGAGAATGAAGATATTAAAGAATTTGCTATTGTCTTGCTTGATAATCTACCAGAATATATTTGGCATGTAGGAGCATCAAGTACTGGAAAGTACCATCCGTCTTATTGTCTTGGTGAACTTGGTCTGATGCGTCATCAAATCGCAGTAGTTAGATTTCTAAACTTTTTCTTTGAACTTGAACAGTATAACAAAATAATTCCTAGTAGAGAAAGAGATTTGCTTCGCGTGGCGGGACTGGTTCACGATGGCCGTAAGAGTGGCTCTCAGTTAGATTATGAAAGAAATAAGTATACTAAATTTGATCATCCTCTACAAATGGCTACAGCCATTCGTAGTTATGATGGCAAATATCTAAATCACGAGGAGATTGAACTAATCGCTCATTGCATCGAATCACATATGGGGCAATTTAATGTTGATAGAAAAACTGGAGAATGCCTACCTAAGCCTGAAGATATGCATCAAGAATTGGTACATTTAGCAGATTATTTAGCATCTCGTAAGTCTTTGACTATGGATTTTGAAAATATTGAAGTACCACTAACTGTGACTATTAATCCAGAAGAATATGTAATGCAGTTTGGCAAATACAAGGGACAGAAAATTATCGATGTGTATCGTGAACATCCAGACTATTTGCAATGGTGTGAAGAAAACATTGGCCGCAGAGATGTTCTAGATGCTATTGCAGCTTGTAAGAAGAAAGCGGAAGAAAAGATTGAGGCTGATGACGATATTGATTTGTAATAAATGGAGCTATTAATGAGCTTACAAATACACTCAATGAGTGTAAAGTTTGTAATTGAGTAGCAAAAACATCTACATGGAATTAACAAGGAGAATAACTTATGAGCACGAATTTTTATATGATTACAAAGAACAAAAAGCTGGCTCAACGGTATGCCCCGTATTCTTATGAACTTACAGATGAGCCATATTTTGGATATGAGATTCATGTAGCCAAGACCAGTTGCGGCTGGCTTCCGGCTTGGCAGGGGCATAAAGATGGTATTAACTCTGTAGCAGAATATAAAGCTGCATATGATACTGGTGAATTTAAAATCTATGATGAATATGGGACAGAGTACAATTGGGACGCTTTTGATGATAGAGTGATTAAGTTTAATGGCGGCGTTCTTGGAGCCAAGAAGCCAGAGAAGATTGAACAAGACAAAGATTCTCGCTGGTATGATAAAAATCTTCCAGACTATGGCCCAATTAGTCATATTCCAGGAAGCTTGCAGAGCTATAAGTTTGATAATTGGTTTGCAAATGACCACTTCAAAGATCCTGATGGATTTGAATTTTCAATGAGGAGATTTTCATAATGCATCATCTTGAACTTAGAGATTTTATTCTCTCCCATGAAAACTGGGAAGAACTACTTACAACTGATCCTTACAACCTAAAGATTTCTCGTGATGGCGATTATATCATGTTCAAGTATAATCAGCTTTCTTCTGACTTTACAATTCCTCTTGTTCGTGAAGCACGTGGAATTATTTTCAGAGAGAGTGATTGGAAATGTGTTTCACATGCCTTTAATAAATTTGGTAATTGGGGCGAAAATTATTGTCCAAATATTGATTGGAGCACAGCTTCTGTTCAAGAAAAAGTTGACGGATCACTTATCAAGTTTTGGTATGATAAAGGTTGGCACATTTCAACCAACGGTACAATTGATGCTTTTAAAGCAGAACTTAATGATGTCAAATATCCTACTTTTGGTGCTTTGGTAGAAGATGCTATGCCAATATCATGGGGAGCATGGAAAGAAATCGCAGATCCGAAGTGTACATATATGTTTGAACTTGTGTCCCCGTATAACCGCGTCGTAATTCCATATGAAGAAACTAAGTTATATTTTCTTGGTATGCGTGATATGGAAGATGGGGGAGAATGGAATCCAGAAGATTCTGATATGAGCTATACTTTTGAAATGCCTAAGCGTTATCCTCTTCATTCTCTTGAAGAAGTGCAGAAATCCGCAAACTTACTTCCTTGGGATGAAGAAGGTTATGTTGTATGTGACGCACACTTTAACAGGGTAAAGATTAAAAGCCCACAATATGTTATGGCACATTATGCTCGTAACAATGGAGTAGTCAATACAGAACGTCTTGTTCAGATTGTGCTTGATGGAGAACAGGAAGAGTTCCTTGCTTATGCATCCGATTATGCTGACGAGTTGAAGAAAGTGGAAGAAGCAATGTATGAAATTGGATACAAAGCACTTGATAGGCTGAAAGAAGTTTTTAACATGAAAGAGTTTGAAACTCGTGGTGCTTATGCTCGTGAAGTTATGAAATACCCAATGTATATGAAGGATTTTCTATTCCATTGTTTTGATTCTAAGATTTTTTGGGACTATGCAAAGTCTTGGGATGCAAATAAATGGGTTAAAGCCATCAATGAATTGAAAGGAGAATAAATTATGAAGAAAGAAACCGCCGGATGCTTAGCATCTGTACTTGCTTTAATTGTTATATTTATTATTTGCCCTTTACTGTGCTACTTCTGTGGATGGGTTACAGGACATATTTTGAAGTTTTTTATTGGCGATACTGTTGTCAATGGAATGAATTATCTATTTAATACAACGAGATTCACTACGGATATGTTGCCAACAATTTGCGGTACGCTTGGCGTAATCGGCTCGTTCTTTAAGAGTTCAAAGATGAGTACTGATACTAAGAAAGGACAGTAACATGAATTATCATTCTAATGAATGGATCATGGATCGTGTTCAAGAACATTATAACGAGGCACTTACAATCGTTCCAGAAGATAGAATTGTATGTCTAATGTTATGCGGCGCACAAAATTATGGACTAGAAACGGAGAAATCAGACATTGATACTAGACTGGTTTTAACTCCATCATTTTATGATATAGTAATGAACAAACAGCCAATTAGCACAACTCATATAAGAGCAAACGAAGAACATATTGATTTGAAGGATTTGAGATTGATGCTAAACACGCTTCGTAAGCAGAACTTAAACTTTCTAGAATGCTTGTTTACACCATACTATCTTATCAATCATATGTATGAAGATGAATGGAATTGTCTTCTTGAAGAACGAGAAGCTATTGCACATTATGATCCTGTTAAGGCCGTTAAATCAATGTGGGGATTAAGTCATAAGAAGTATGAACAGCTAGAAAACAATTCTCCGTCGCATGCTATTGAAATTGCAAAGTATGGATACTCAGCAAAAGAACTTCATCATTTATTGCGTATTGAAGAATATCTTGAAAGATATATTAATGGAGAGTCTTATGAAGATTGTTTGCTATCAAATATGCCTGATTTTCTCAAAGAAGTAAAACTTGGAAAAGCGTTTGATTTAAAAGAAGCTAGGACGAAAGCAATCACGGCTATTAATCATATCGATGCAATGTGTAACCAATTTTTGGAATATGAATGGCATATTAATGAAGATGTTGATAAGTCATTAGACGGTGTACAGTATGAAATTATGAAGATTGCAATTAAGAAAGAGATTGGTGATTAAATGATTAACATTCGTCAAGACTTGATTCAAAAAGAACTTGAAAGAGGCTGCACTAATAGGCTTACGTTTCGAAAATTAAAGCCTAGCAACAGATTTATTGATAAGCTTTTTAATCATTACTATGTTGTCGAACATACGGAACATTTCTATGATTCTGAACAAGAATATGATGATGAAGAATTCAACATGTATATGGATTACGATTATATTCATCATAGAATAGATCCTGTTTCTGGCACTGCTTTTTTCAATACAATTCTTAATTCTGAAAAAATAGCAAAAGAACAAGAAGATTTCCGCTTTTCAGAAGGAGAACATACGATGGAAGAACTTAAGCAAGCGTATGATAAAATTACACAACAGAGAAAAGATTATGAGTCACACAGAATTGAGTTTAACAATTGGGTAGAGCCTTATTTTAAGGGTAATTGGGGCGCATCTCAGAAAGATGTTGACAAAATTAGTAGAAAACATCTTGAGTACACAAAGAAATGTAGAGTAAGTTATAATGGTAGACTTTACATTGCAGAAGATGAAGATTCAATTTTCATTTATTACTACGGCAGAGATTTTGCAATGGTAGATTATTGGTGGATTTTTAAGAGAAGAAGGAGAAAATAATGGTTAAGTGTTTTGTCATGTGTGGGCTCCCCGCAAGTGGAAAGAGTTGGCAAGCCAAGAAACTTGCCGAGGAATATGATGCAGAAATTTTCTCTAGTGACTCACTTCGAGAGGAAATGTTCGGAGATGTGAATCATCAAGCAGATAATGATACTCTGTTCAAGGAATTACATAAGCGTATTAGAGAATGTCTTGTTTCTGAAAAGAATGCAGTGTACGATGCCTGTAATATTTCATACAAGCGCCGTATGGAGTTCCTTAAGTCCCTTAACAAAATTCCTTGTGAGAAAATTGCAATCCTCATGGCAACGCCTTATGAAGTCTGTCTTGAACGTAACGCACAACGAAAGAGTAAGGTTCCTGAGCATGTGATTAAGCGTATGTATATGAGCTGGAATAGTCCATATTGGTATGAAGGTTGGGATGATATTCAGATTGTGTATTCTGAAAGTGCAGAAGGAAGCTATGGCTGTGTTAGTAATTGGGTTGAGTCTGTTATGGATTACGACCAACATAACAGTCATCATTCTTTAACACTTGGAGAACATTGTCTCAAAACATTCGAATACTTAAATTCAATGCCAGTTGCATTCTGGGAACTTAGAACCGCAGCATTAATCCACGATTGTGGTAAATGCAAAAGTGCTACATATATCAATAGTAAAGGCGAACAAACGAACGAATGCCATTATTATAATCATCAATTCTGTGGATCATACGATAATTTGTTTTTTAGTGGTATAGATAGACATCTTTATATTGCACAGCTTATTCAATGGCATATGAGAGCGTACCTTGCGTGGGAGCACTCTGAAAAAGCAATGCAGAAGGATAGAAAACTTCTTGGGGAGACTTTATTTAATGATATTTGTTTGCTTCACGAAGCAGACCTTGCAGCACATTAACCAATTGGTACGGCATTTTCGCCGTACCTTTTGTGTAATATGCCAACTTGACAAATAGTAGATTCGTGCTATAATAATGGCAGAAACAAGAACAATACAAAATTAAAGGAGGATAAATATATGAGAACTATTCGTAGAGGAGTATTTGAATCGAACTCATCCAGCACACACAGCATTGCAATTAGTAAAGAAAAGGTTCCAAATGTAGCTGGTAGGCATGTTTATTTCGGGGCTGGTGAATACGGTTGGGGACAAGATTGCGTAGGAGATACCGCATCATATTTGCATACGGCAATTGTTGATTCTTCTACTCCCGCACAATATGAGGAAAGAATCAATAAAATTAAAGAAATTCTTGACAGGTATGGTGTGCAATATGAATTCGCGCCAGTTGAATATAAGAAGTCTGAGTACAATCCTGATTATGAGTATATTGAGTTCGCATCTCCTCGTTATCGATGGGCAAACGTTGACCATGCCGGTGAATGTGCAGAACTAATTAATGCACTGCTTTCAAACGAAGACCTTCTAATTAGATATCTTTTTGGCGATAGCTGCATTTACACCGGGAATGATAATTCTGATGATGAAGACAGCATGCGCTATTGCGCAGAGGCAACTATTTGGGATGATAATTATGGAACCATTCCAAACCCAAATCACGACGCAGAACATTATGATTACTTTTTTAAGGGGAATTAATTATGAGACAGATTAGAAAGAATGTATTTGAAACAAACAGTTCTTCTACTCATTCACTAACAATGTGTACAAAAGAAGAATACGATAACTGGAAAAACGGAAAACTTCTATTTGATAGTTACTATAAAAAGTTTGTATCTTCACTAGAATTAACAAAAGCAGATTTTGAGAAAGCTGAAAATAATTATGAATCTCATAAACAGAAATATCAGAAGAATTGGAATCAGCTAACTAAAGAAGAGCAAGAAGAATATACAATTGGGTATATTAAAGAGAATAAGTCAATGGATGAAATTGTAACATATCCAGAGTGGCTAGACAGAAATGATTATCTAGACAAATTCTATAAAGAATATACTACTAAAAATAACGAAAAAATTGTAGCTTTCGGCGCTTATGGATATGATGGTTAAGGAGGAAAATATGAATCTTATTGGCAAGTATCAGAATGGGAATTATATCGTAAGTTTGTACGAAAATGGAACTAAGATTCGTGAGAATGATTTGGATAATCTGACTCCTGCTTTTGCAGAAAACTGTGATGTTAAAATTACAGATAAGTGTGATGGAGGCTGTGCCTTCTGCTATGAAGGCTGCACACCTAATGGCAAGCATGGTGATATTCTAAAACCTAAATTCCTAGATACCCTTCATCCATATACTGAGCTGGCTATCAATGGCAACGATCTTTCTCATCCAGATTTGGTTCCTTTCATGTACAAGATGAAAGATAAGAATATCATTCTCAATATGACAGTGAATCAGATTCATTTTGAAAGATACTTTGATACAATTAAAGACTGGATTGACAAAAAGCTAATTTATGGACTTGGAATCTCTCTGCGTAAGCCGACATATGAATTCATTGATATGGTTAAGCAGATTCCAAACGCTGTTATTCATGTCATTAATGGCATCGTTTCTATGCCAGATCTTGATACTCTTGCTGGAAATGGACTCAAAATTCTTATTCTTGGATATAAGAATCTAAGACGTGGTGAAAGTTATTATGAGAGTCACAATGAAAGTGTACTTGGATTACAGGAAGATTTAAACCGCTACCTCTTCCCTGAAATTATCGGGCACAGTTGGTTTGATGTTGTGAGTTTTGATAATCTAGCAATCGAACAGCTTCATGTTAAAGAACATATGTCCAAGGAAGAATGGAATAGTTTCTTTATGGGCGAAGACGGCGATTATACTTTCTATATTGATATGGTCGAAGGAATGTTCGCAAAAGATTCTTTGTCTATGAAACGTTATCCTCTTATGGATAATATTGATGACATGTTTAACTTTTTAAGAAAGAAGGAGGGTGGTTTAATTGTCTAAAACGTATTACATTAGTGATTTACATCTAGGGCATAAGAATGTTATCAGATTTGATAACAGACCATTTGATTCAGTGGAAGAGATGAACGAAACACTAGTCAATAATTGGAACTCAGTTGTAACTAATGCAGACCATGTATATCATCTTGGTGATTTTTGCTGGGGTAAAAAGGACGAGTGGATTGAATTTTTAAAACGACTTAATGGTAACATTCACATCATACGTGGGAATCATTGTCTTAAGCAATTTGGTTCGGACGTAAAAAAGTATCTTGCTGAAGTTGCTGATTATAAAGAAATCACAGATGAAGGTCGGCATGTCATTCTGTGTCATTATCCAATTCCATTCTATAAAGCCGATTATAATCCTAACGTATATATGCTTTATGGCCATGTCCATACGACACTTGAGAATGATTTTATGGAACATTTCAAGGAGTACATTAAAGAACATGACACAAGAGGTGTTAGCAAGAATCAATGTAATCTATACAACGTTGGATGCATGATGCCCTGGATGAACTATGTGCCAAAAACACTTGATGAAATTATTGGAGGAGCTAACTATGGATAAAACTCCTAAAGATATAGAACTGAAAATCATTGAATTATACAATAATGGATTTGGGACAAATGAAATATCAACAATATGTAATGTTCATAGAGCTACGGTTCAAAGAGTTTTGCTTAGAAATAATATAAAACTAAGAAAAAGAAGTCCTGTAAATTATAATATACATTTTTTTGATAATTATACAATAGAAAGTTGTTATTGGGCAGGGTTTATTGCCGCAGATGGAACAATAAGAAGCGATAGGGACTCCGTGGAAATACATTTATCAAAAGAAGACATTGGGCATCTCAATAAAATTGCAAAAGTAACAAATTTTACTGGAAATATACGTTCTGGTAAAAAAGATTGTTGCATTTCGTTTGCTGGAGAATGGTTTAAAACATCATTAAAAAATAACTTTGATTTAACACCAGTAAAAAGTATGACAGTTTTTATTAGTAATAAAATTCCATGCGACATGATATCACATTATCTTAGAGGTTTTTTTGATGGAGATGGATGTATTACACAAACAAATAATTATTTACATATATCTTTTACTTCTGGGTCAAAATGTTTTTTAAACCAAATTATTGAGATTATATACAATAATGGAATTAAAATTAGAAATGAAAATGGAAAGCCTAAAATTTGTAGATATTCAATTCATTATTTTTGCAAGAATGCTTATTATGTTTTGAAATTTTTATATGAAAATTCTACAAGCTTAACAAGGCTTGATAGAAAATATTTGCTTTATACTAATAGAATTAGTGAATTTAAACTAATTTGAGGTAAGGCTATGACTACTATTTATAAGTGTGACACTTGTGGACAGGAGTTTAAAAGCTCTAAAGAATGCAGAATATGCGAAGCGTCTCATATGGCTCCGGCAGATAGAATTAAGTATATGGTTATGCTTAATTGTGGGAGTGTTTGTGATTATTGTGATAAAAGTTATTACGTGTACGGCTGCGAAAGAGATTGTGAGCATAAAGATTGCAGATACTCAAACAAATATAAAGACTTTGTTCCGACGAAGCCTTTGCATGATAAGAGTATAAGCGGAGTATAAAAGGAGTTTATATATATGAATAAAACTGAAATTTTAAATGGTAAAATTACTAGTACTAAACTTGGCGAAGAGCATGGCTGTCTAACTGTAGATCTACTTGTCGAAGGAGAAGGATGGGGTTGTACATTTGGTGGCTATTGCCTCGACCATTGGTTTGCAGAAACTGGAGAGCATCATTCCTCTGATGGCTATGGTGTGATTATTGAGCTTATGAAGACACTTGAAGTGGAGTCATGGGAAGCACTTAAGGGCAAATATGTGCGTGTTGAAATTGAAGGATGGGGTGGAAAGATTCTTAGAGTCGGGCACCTCATGAAAGACAAGTGGTTTAGCTTTAAGGATTATTTTGAACAGGTAAAAGCGCTTAATGAGCTAAAGGAGTGCTAAATATGAGCTATTGGGATTATGACGAGCCAATGTGGGAGCCTTCAGAGGCAGATGATCTGTTTGATGCAATTAAGCAAAAACTCATTGACTCTGCTAAATCATCTATTAAAACTGATATTGAAAATCTTAAGACGCGCAATAATTATCTTGAGAAGCGTAATAAAGAACTTGAGGATAGAGAACAAAGTTTAAATCAAAAGGAGCGCGAATTAGAATATAAATCTAGAGATATTCGTAAGGCAGTTGAAAGAGAATTTTATAAAACAGCAGTTGAAGATGTATTTAAGGATGCTCTAGATAAGTCTCATATCTGGGTTGCTCAGAGTATTGCTCATGAAAAACCAAAATGTGATTTATGCGATGAAAATAGACAGTGGACTGTTACTTGGCCAGATGGAACAACATCAAGTAAAAAGTGTACCTGTACTATTCCTGAATATTGGTTTGAGCCAGTTGAACTAATTGCTGATTTGCTTAGATATACTTATCAGGATGGTAACAATGGTAGTCATAGACACTATAATTTAAGTAGAACATACACAGCTATTGGAAATGAGTGGAACGATTATTCTTATGCTGAATTTAATGTTATGGCTATTTTTGATAGCTTTTGTGATGATGTTTTAACTACTCACAATAAACTAGGCTATCAAAAATATATTGGATTTACTTCAAAAGAAGAATGTCAAAAATATTGTGATTGGCTGAATAAAAAGGAGTGATTTGATGATTAGTAAGGAAACATTTGTAAATACTATGAACAAGCTGCGGGATCTTGATAGAAAAATGGACGCAGTAGATAAAGCGTTTAAGGCATTAGATGCAGACTTCTGTAATTTTTATGTTACGGGTATTTTTGATACTACATTTGATCTTCTTAAAGAAGCAATGAATGACAAGGACAACTGGATTGAATATTTTGTCTATGAAAGAGATTGGCTTAGAGATTTTAAGCTTGGTGACGTCGAAGTAAATGGTGAGCCAGTGAAGATTTATTCGTGGGGAGATGTCTATGATTTTATCGTAACGGAGGATAAGCATGTTTAAGAAATTGTTGTGGGAAATTTTATTCAGATATAAGAATGCACGACAAAAGAGATTAATTCGAGTATACAAGAAAAAGTATCCAGATTATATCGATGATGAATACAATTGTGGTAATTTGAAATTTATCTGGGGCATTAAATCTTATGATGACATGTCTTCATCTGACGCAAACATGTGGACAATGAATGATATTGATATTTATTACGATAGAGATACTAAGCAGTATAGTTTAGGGGTTGAAACCATATATATGTTTGACGATACACAAGCTGAATGCGCATATTATAATAGCTTACTAGAATCGTTCACTAAATATATGAAGGAAAATGGACTGGACACAGAACGAAATTATTGCACGTTTTGTTCTGGCCTAGATCTAAGTCTTAAGGCTGATTCTATTGAGGAGCTTTATGCCAGATTTAAAATTGCCGTAACTGGATTGTGTGCGGTGTGCGAGGAGATAGGTAATTATGAATATCATTAACAATTACTCCACAACAATTGTGTCTATTTTTCAAGATGTTATTAATAATTACGAAAGAAACCTTGAGATTATCAAACAAGCAGAAGAAGAACTTATGGATCTAGAACATGAAATTGAATTGTCCGCCCCAAAAGATATGTATAAAGGATACTTGGCATATAAAGAAGTTAGAGATGTACGTATTAAAAGGCGCAAAGCCAAAGAAGAAAATGAATTACTTAAAGATATGTATGATTATCTCAAAAGTCAGCAAGGACAGTCATTCAAGAATAAGATCCAATCCATTCAGGGTGCGTCAGTAAAACTACGGGATGCACAAGAACATAGAACCTATATTCCAAGACAGAGAAGTGATTTGACGATTACTAATCATACAAGCGTTGCGCACAAGCCATTTGAGGAAATGTTAAGTGATTTTAATAAGATTAAAGTGAGCACTCAGAATGGTAAGTTAAGAAAATAAGTGGAGGATGAATATGAATTACGAATTTAATGTAGGTGATTATGTTGAGACCGTAGACGGCACTATTGGTTATATCAGTTCTGTACTTGCAACTGGTGATGCATGGTGGATGTGTGTAAGTGACCATAACGGATACTATGCAGGTCAAGAATATGGAATTATGCATAATGGCGATTTTATTCACAACTATAACCGTATCGGCCAGTACGATTTTATGAAGCCTAAAATTAAGCAGATTGAGAAACTAACTTACGCAGAATCTTATATCAATGGATATCAGATTCTAACTGGTAGGAAATTGATTGATAAAATCAACGAGCTAGTAGATACTATAAATGAATTGAGGGAGAAGAATGACAGGCAAGAAAAAGAAGTTCAATAGATATGCACTTATATACTGTCGAATACGCGCCAAGCATCCGAATTGGAGCCATGGACAGATTAGATATTGTACTGTATATGCTTGGAGGAGAATTGGGAGACGGCAAAATGATAAATAAAATTGAAAGAATCAAAGAGCTAACATCTTTGCTTAATAAAGCAGCAGATGCTTATTATAACACCGGCACTACAATTATGGAAGATCGTGAATATGATTCTCTCCTAGAAGAACTTCGCTCACTGGAGCAAGAGACTGGATTTGTTATGATGGCATCACCTACTCATAAAGTTGGGTATGAAGTAAAATCGGAGCTACGGAAGGTTACTCATAATCACCCCATGCTATCTTTGGCGAAGACTAAAAGCTGGAATGAGTTTATCGAATATTTTGGAAGCAAAGATGTTATTGGTATGGAAAAGATGGATGGTCTTACTTGCTCACTTCGCTACATCAATGGCGAACTAGTATCGGCAGAAACTCGTGGCAATGGTGAGGTTGGAGAGGACATTCTTCATAATATTAAAACTGTAAAGACAGTTCCGCAGAAGATTCCATATAAGGATGAACTCATTATTGATGGCGAAATTATTTGCACATATCAGGATTTTGAGCCATTTTCTACAGAATACAAGAATCCCAGAAACTTTGCATCTGGCAGCATCAGATTACTCGATTCAAATGAGTGTGCAAAAAGACCACTAACTTTTGTGGTTTGGAATATAGTTAAAGGCTTTGATGATGAGAATAGTTTCTTACGTAAGCTAGTACTTGCTGACGGATTAGGTTTTACTGTTGTTCCGTGGACTAGTTCTTTTGATTGGGATGCGAAGGAATTTTTGGTCAATAAGGCTAAGAAGCTTGGATACCCAATTGATGGTTTGGTTGGACGCTTTGGTGATATTAAGTATGGGGAGAGCCTTGGAGCAACATCACATCATAGTAATGCAGCTTACGCATTTAAGTTCGGTGATGAAACTTATGAAACGGTACTAAGAGATGTTGAGTGGAATACGACAAGAACCGGAATTATTACTCCAGTAGCCGTTTTCGATGAGGTTGACCTAGACGGAGCCTTGACTACAAGAGCTACACTTCACAACCTTTCCATTATTGAGCAACTTGAGCTTGGTATTGGAGATACTATTACGGTGTACCGTAGCAATATGGTAATTCCAAAAATTGATGACAACCTAACCCGTAGCAATACATTAAAGATTCCTACTACCTGCCCATGTTGTGCCTATCCTACAGAGGTCAAGTATACAGACAATAGTAAGGTGCTAATGTGTACTAATCCAGATTGTCCAGCAAGAAACCTTGCTAAATTTGAGCACTTTGTTTCTAAAAAAGCAATGGATATACAAGGACTTAGCTCCGCAACCCTAGAGACGTTAATTTCGCATGGTTTTATACACAAGTACAAAGATATCTACCATCTAAGCGACCACAAGAGTGAACTTATTAGGCTTGATGGATACGGCGCAAAGTCTATTGATAATCTATTGGAATCCATTGAAAAATCAAGGAACGTGAAGCTAGAAAACTTTATTACAGCATTATCAATTCCTAATATTGGGTTGTCTGCGGCAAAGGCTATCAGTAAGAAATTTAATGGTGATCATTATGAATTTATACAGGCGTTGTCCAGCGATTATGACTTTAGTCAGATCGATGATTTCGGAGAGATTACGAATAAATCATTGCACGATTGGTGGAAGAGTAAAGATCCAATGGCAGAGCTATTACCTATTGAGATGAATTTTATTGTTGAGAAAGAAAAAAACATTGTAGACAACCCTTTCATTGGAAAGAATATATGTGTTACTGGCAAACTTAGCAACTTCACAAGAGATAGCATCAATGAAAAAATCGCATCACTTGGTGCTAAAGCTGTTAGTTCTGTATCAAAGACTACAGATTTCTTAATTACAAATGAGGCAAGTAGTAGTAGTAAATATAAAAAAGCTGTCGAATTAAATATTAATATTATTAACGAAAATGAATTTGTAAAAATATGTGGTGATTCGAATGATAAAAGTTAAAACGGATATGACCGGCTGGATCATGTCTGAACATGGAGTTCCAGACAGTAGATGGATGGTAATTAAAAGAGCAGAAGATCGCATTACTAAAAATGGAAATAAAAGAGCTATGTGGTTATGTGAATGTTCTTGTGAGCAACATAAACAAAAAATTATTGCAGGAACAGAATTAAGAAGTGGTAAATCAAAATCATGTGGATGCTTATTACGTGAAATAAAAAAGAAGTATAATAAATATGATTTATCTAAAGAGTTTGGAATAGGATGGACTAGCAATACAAATAAAGAATTTTATTTTGATATTAATAGATATAATGAAATTAAAGATATTTGTTGGTGTGAATGTATAAGACATGGATTGCATTGTTTGGTTGGCACAGATCCAAAAACGAATAAGCTTATTTCGATGCACATTTATTTAGGTTATAAAAAATATGATCACATTAATCGTAACGAATTAGATAACAGATCTTGTAACTTGCGTCCATGCACACAACAAGAAAATGTTAGAAATAAATCTATCCGATCAGATAATACTAGTGGAATAACTGGTGTCGATTGGTCTAAGCGTTATAAAAAATGGAGAGCACGAATTTTTAATAATAAAAAGAAAGAAATTTTAATAGGACTTTTTAATAATTTAAATGATGCAATTATTGCCAGACTCAAAGCAGAAAAAGAATATTATGGCGAGTTTGCACCGCAAAGAGATTTATTTGATCAGTATAATATTTAATATGACATGAAATATGCACATCAAATATAATTAATGAATATTATTTGGTCATTATTGATATTTTAAAAAATGCAGAAAATTATGTAAATAACCTCTTGACAAATATTATAATCGTGCTATAATAACAGTACAAAATTAATGAAGGAGGAACAATATGGACGAACAGAATGTAACGCAAATTGAAGAACAGAAGCAGGAAATCCCTACGGCAGAACCAGAAGAGGCTGTGGCAGATGAACTAAAGGACAAGATTTCTGAAACACTAGAAAAGATTCGTACACAAAACATGCTACTCGGCGCTCGTGCTATGACGGTAACAATTGCAGGTATTATTGATAATGCAATGAATGCACCCGGCAAGCGTACCATGGCAGACATGAAGAGACTTGTAAAGAAGGTTCGTGATTTCTGCCAGAAGGCGATTGATCACCCTGTAGAGGAACCAAAGTTTACAGAAGAGAATAAGGAGGAAACAGATGCCTAAGCTTGTTGGATGGTCTGATATTTTGAGCAGTCATGGCACTGAGCGTCTTACAAATGCTCATAAGCAGGAAATTGTGAAAACTATCAGACGCAGACATTATAATTTTACTTTTTTTGATCATCAAAATATGAGCTATTGTTGCCCATTCTTTGATGACGGGTATATGATTTCACTTAACAAAAAGCAATTTGATGAAATTATGGCAGAGGCTTATGAAGAAATTCCAGTTGGACAGAGATTGTTACCTATGGACGCAATTAAATCCAAGCCAATTAATGAAGTGCTGTTTGAAAAAGAAGAGTACGCAAAGGATGTGAAATGGAATGGATGATAAAAAAATTATTTTCTTAATTCTTGGGGAATCTGGTTCTGGCAAAGATTTTTTAGTAGATAGGCTTTGCAAAACTGGGCTAAAGAAATTAGTCAGCCATACTACACGTGAAAGACGCAAAGACGAACCTGATACAAGTCATGTATTTTCTACATATGATGATTATGTTCATGCCAAGGAATCTGGGCAAATTATTGCAGAGACATGTATCAATGATGTTTATTATTGGTCGACAAAAGAACAACTAAAGGATACTGATATATACATTATTGACTGTAATGGTGCTGATATGCTGCAATCTATGGATCTTCCATATAAATTTGTACGTATTTATATCAATGTCCCAAAGTCAGTTCGCAGAGCAAGAGCAATGCAGCGTGGAGACAATATGGAAACATATGCCAAACGTGCCGCCGACGAATTCCAACAGTTTGCGTACATGAAAATCAAAAATAAATATGATTACGCAGTTTCCAATATTGAAAGTGCAAAAGCTAGTAGCATTATTAGATGGATTATTAATACTGAGCGAATTGGCACAGTACAAAATTAAAAGGAGATTGTTATGAATTATATTGTAGCTTTAGATTGTGATTGCGTCCTGAACAACCTTATTGAAAGAACTTGTCAGATGTTCAATGAAAGATATGGCACAGATATTTCAGAGGAAACTTTTACTCAATATGATATTTATAAATGCCTCTCATTTGAAGATGCAGAAAAGTTTAAGGCGCTGTGGCATGAGCGTGAACTATGGGACTCTCTATCTCCAATGTATCATTCTCAGTGGGGAGTTAAAAAGCTTGTAGATGATGGATTTAGTGTTTACATTGCAACCAGTACGCACTACGAAAACTTCCCATGGAAAGTTGAGTGGCTGAAACATTATTTCAAGTTCATTGATGAACGCCATATTATCTGTATTGGTGACAAGAGTATTCTAAACGTGGACGTTATGGTAGATGACCATACAGATAATCTTATTGGAAACCTACGGTGCAATAGAGTCCTTGTAGAAAAACCTTGGAATATGAACGTGCACGATGAAGCTTATAGCATTAAACGTTGCACGAATTGGGATGAAATTGTTGAGGCAGTGGAAGAATTTTATAAGCAGGATAAGGAGCTGATGAAGGATTGAATACAAGAATTAATTATATTTCAGATTCTTGGACAAGAATAAAAAATCATTGTAGAACAACTGTCAATAAGAAATTCACAGAAAAAGAGCCAACTGATAAGTTTAAGGAAGAACTTTTAATTAGCGAACATTCTCCTATTAGATGTCTTGAGGTTGATTGGACATGGGAGAATATTCCTTATTGGGTAAGTACGGAACTAAGCCGCCATAAGCATGAAAAGTTTATTAGTTCACAGCGTGATGACAGAAATAATAATGAAATTCCTCGCGGAAAGAAACCACAAGATTCTCCCGTCACTCATGACGCATATGCAAATGCCCAGAATCTAATTGACATGATGCGTAAAAGACTTTGTTTTATGGCAACCAAAGAAGCTAGAGAAGCGGCAGAAAATTTGAAATATGAGCTGCACACTTACGAACCACAACTAGCAAATGTGCTTATGCCGAATTGCTTATATAGAGCAGGATGTCCAGAGTTTGAAACTTGCGGATTTTGGAAGAAGTTCAAGGAAAAGCATCCAGATGTAGATATGACCGATATTAAAGAAAGATATCGAGCATATAATGAAGATTTTTATAAGAAATTTAATGAGGAGTGATGTCTGTGACTGTAGAACAATGGCTTGGTAAAGATAATAAAATTGGGATTGATATTTGGCACAAGAAATATCAGTACAACAATGAAAATTTTGAAGAATGGCTAGACAGAGTAAGTGCCGGGGATCAAGAACTAAGAAAGCTAATCGTTGAAAAGAAATTTTTAATGGGTGGTAGAACGCTCGCCAATCGTGGTACAGATAGTACTGGTAGCCTATTTAATTGTTACTCCAGAGGCTATGTTGAGGACGATTATTCTGATATTATGGATGCCGCAAAAGACATTGGAGTAACATTTAAGGCTCAAGGCGGACAGGGCATCTCTCTTACAAAGCTTCGTCCAAAGGGCACCCCAATCAAGAAGGAATATTTTTCTGATGGAATTGTCCCATTTATGAAGATCTTTAATGAAGTTACTGCTGGGACTTCTCAGGGCGGTGCTCGGAAGGGAGCGCTTATGCTTTCTATCGATGCTAGGCACAAGGAGGCAGAAACATTCATTAAGATTAAGTCAAAGGACGGAGAGATAGAAAAGGCGAACCTATCTCTTGAAATCGATGATGAGTTTATGAGAGCCGTTGAGAAGTATTATGATGCAGGAGATGTTGTCGTGCTGCATGAAAAGCGTAATTATGCTGGTCATGAAGTAGAATATGATGTAACACCAATTAATATTTTTAACATGCTAGTAGATAATTGTTATGATTGGGCAGATCCTGCATGTTTGTTTGTTAATAGGTTTAGAAATTATAATCTAATGCAGTATGACGATGAGTATGAAATTGAAAGCTGCAATCCTTGTGGTTGGTTAGCTTGCCGCAAGTAAAACATCCCGTAAAATCGGTGAAACCTAAACCGGAAGGCATGGCAATACCGAGTTCCTACTACATCACAGGGGAATGTAACGCATAGATGATGAGCGTTATGAGAGCAATAATTCATCCACGAGTACGGGACATTGATACATATTAGATTGATAGTATTAATTATATGTATCAAATGAAAATATATGCTGAACTGGTCTGAACTGACAGACGTATCGGATTATATCCGTATGAGAGAAATCTCCAGAAGCTATGGATAAAAAGCCATAGCGATAACACATAGGAGCAACCACTCCCAAAGCATGGGGCATGCTGTTTGTCATCTCTTAACCTATCAGAGTTTGTTGTAAACCCGTATACTCCAACTGCGCATTTGAATACAGAAGGCTTCCTTCATGCCATTGATGTTGGCATTAGAACTCTTGATAAGCTAATTGACGAAAACTATAATAGGCACCCGTTACAACAGCAAAGAGATATGTCGTATAATTATAGAAACATTGGTCTCGGCATTTTTGGATATGCAACTGCTCTAATGAAGCTTGGACTTAAGTATGGCTCAAATAAAGCAATTGAATTTACTGATGATGTATTTTCACTTTTATTCAAACGAGCAGTGTTCGCAAGCAATAATCTTGCAAAAGAATTAGGCACATATCCGAAGTATAAGGAGTGCGTATTTGATAGCGATATTATTAAGCAGCATTTTACGCCAGATGAAATTGATGGTCTAAAAGAACACGGTCTTAGAAACTGCTCTTTAATTTCAATTGCTCCGAATGGGTCTCTTGCTACTTTACTTGGAGAATCTGGTGGATGTGAACCTGAATTTGCACTTAAGTATACACGTAGAACTGTCGGTATGACAGACGGCGAAGATACTTATTATGATGTTTACTGTAAAGCAGCAAAAGAATATATGGATGCAAATCATACAGATATCCTTCCAGACTATTTTGTTGGCTCTGCAGATATTCCTTGGCAAAATAGAGTGCTAACACAGGCAATTATGCAAAATCATGTAGATACTGCAATTAGTTCTACAGTAAATATGCCTAATTCTGCTACAAAAGAAGATGTAGCTCATATGTATTTACTTGCGTGGTCAACTGGCTGTAAGGGCATTACGATGTTTAGAGATGGATGTAAACGCCTTGGCATTCTGACAACAGACAAATCTGAAAGTGACACAGACGAAAACGGAACTAAGCCTTATGAACTTCCACGTGGCGCTATCATTGAATGTTCTAGTGACCTAGTTGGTAAAAAGCGCAAGCTTACTACGGGGTGTGGTAGTTTACATGTTCTTGCATTTTTTGACCCATATGATGGCTCACTACAAGAAGCATATTTCAATAAGGGGTCAACTGGAGGATGCGCCAACTTTATGACTGGTCTTAGTAGAACAGTTTCACTATTGTGCAGAGCTGGTGTTGATATTATGACCATTAAAGATCAGCTAGATTCTACTGGCGCTTGTCCAAGTTATGCTGCAAGAACTGCTACTAGACATGATACATCTCCAGGTTCATGTTGCCCAATGGCTATCGGCAATGCTCTAGTTGATATGTATAAAGAAATGCAGCAAGATATTGGTGATAACGAAGAAGAAAATAGCGCCGATGCAATTATTAGCAAACCAACACAAGTTCAAAAAATTGAATCCAATGACAAATGCCCGGAATGTGGTTCTGTACTCGAACATGTCGGTGGATGTGATTTGTGCAAAAATTGTGGATTTACCCATTGTGGTTAATACAATACAAAATTAATTTATTGGAGGAATAAAATATGGATAACAATATGAAGAAAGATACAAAGGTCAATAACAAGCTATATACATGCGGCATTTGCGGAAAGACTTTTGCGACAATTGAGGAAAGAAATGTTCACGAAGCTCAGTGCATTGCTGACCGCAAAAAGGCGGAAGCAGCGCTTGCGAAGAAGAAGCTTGAAGACGAAAAGGCTGCTCGTAAGGAAGAAATTGATAAGAAGTACAAGGAACTAAATGTTCTTATCGACAATTATATCAAGGACTATGGCTCCATTCAGATTGGTGAGGCTCGTTATTTTGATGATTTCCCTGCGCTATCTAAGCTGCTGGGAGGTTGGTTCTAATGAGACATTTTGAAGTAGTTAAAGACAAGCACAGAAAAAATGGTGGGGAAATTAAACTCCCCACCCGCGCTACCAAGAATAGTATTGCATATGATTTTTATAGCCCAATTAGTGTAGACATTGAACCAATGTGTTCACAAATGATTTGGACAGATATAAAAGCTATTTTTGAGAATGACGAAGCTTTGTTAATTAATGTTCGTAGTTCCATGGGTAAGCAGCCTGTTATGATTGCAAATACGCAAGGATGGATCGAAAGTGACTATGCAAATAATCCTGATAATGATGGGAACATCGGATTTAGGCTATTCAATCTTGGCAAAACCATTTATACGGTACATACCGGGGATCGTATTGGACAGGGCATGTTTATTAAGTATTTAACAATAGATAATGACAATACCGAAACAGCCAGAATCGGTGGTTATGGCTCTACTGGAGTATGACAATTAAATAAAAAATACGGGACGGCAGGAATAGATAACCTGTCGCCCCGTAAATTATATAGATGAAAAGCATTATGCAACCATTTAAATAATTGCCATATTTATTTAAAAATATTCAAGGAGATGATACAATGAAATATATTACCGTTAAACAATTATACGAAAAATTAAACGCGCAACATTCTGGTATAATAGGAATCAATTCTGTATATGATCTTGTCAAAAGAAAAGACTTCCCTTCGGTGAGAATCGGCAACAAATTTCTTGTTATTGAAGATAAAGTTGATGCATGGTTCGAGAAAAAGACATTGGCATATAAAAAATAATTATTAAGCCTTGCTATGCATTGCAAATTGTGGTACAATCAAATTGTGGTAAATGATGTGGTCAAATACAAAACACATTCACACAAACACTAGTCGAATCAATACTTTGAAGTTCTTACCTAGGTAGGTTTAGTCTATCCATTTGAATAAATATTAGTGCAATAAATATTATCATTATAGAATCAACAAGTCTAGTATTTTCAATGGATTAGCCCTAATATATAAATCATAAGCATTTCACTAACATTCATTGTTTTTGATGTTTTTTCACCATATTTAATACCATAATTGTGGTATAAATGTGGTACGAAATTTACAACTTGACCACATTAGTTAACATAAATTATAATAGTAGTACAATTAATTTTGTATTGTTAAAGGAGTGGTTATTGTGGCAAAGAAGAGAATGAACGGAGAAGGATCTTGGACACAGCGCGATAATGGTAAATGGAAGTTATCTGTATCATACAAGGGGTTTGGCAGGAAATATTTCTATGGCACAAAGCAAGAATGCTTAAACAAAAAGCAAGCATTTGAAGCGTTATTGTCAACAGGTATTGTTGGAGAGAAAGACGTTTTATTTAAGGATTTTGCTCGTTCATGGCTTAAAAATATTAAACAGCCATCGATTAAATCAGCCTCATATGATAGACTTGCAGACATAACAGAAAAATTTTTAATTAAACAGTTAGGGGATTTGGCATTGCAGCAAATAGACGATAGTTTAATTCAAACCATGATAATAAATAAGTTTAAAACAGACGGGTATTCACGTTCAACAATTCGCAAAGCTTATGGAACATTGGGGCAAATTTTTGATTATGCTATAGCCAGAGGAAAAGTAAACAAAAACCCAATAGACAATGTAGTGATGCCAAAACGAGAACTATTTGAAGAAAAAGAGCAAAGATTCTTTTCAGAAGAGGAAAGAGCTAGGTTGGTAAACGCCTGCTATATGAAATATAGTAACGGGGAAAGAAGATTTAAATATGGTGCATTTTATGTTTTCTTAATGTATACTGGGCTTAGACTTGGCGAAGGACTCGCACTTAAGTGGAAATATATTGACTTTGAAAAAAGAACAGTATATGTATCAAGAACCATAGTGTATGTAAAAGACCGAACAAAAAATGATGGAAGCAAAATTCTTATTGATCAATCAACTACAAAGGGAGGAAGAGGGAGAACCGTATTTTTATCAGACATGGCAATAGAGGCTCTTAACGATTTGAAAAAAGAAAAAGGATATGATCCAGAACAGTACATTGTACGCTCAAGATATAATACAATAATTCGCCCTGCTGATGCGTATAAGGTATTTCAGCGTATATTAAAACAAGCAGACATAGAACAGTGTGGGCCGCACTCATTGAGGCACACGTTCGTAAGTACGCTTATTGACCAAGGTGTTCCAATAACAATGATTTCGAAAATAGTTGGGCACGCAAAAATTGACGTTACAATGACAGTATATTCTCATTTGTTGCAAGAAACACAAAATGCATCTATGTCTGTTATAAAAAATCTTAAGTAATGAGTGGTTTCAACCACTCTTTTTATTTTTGCATTGCAAATGACACGGAGAGAGGTTAAAATAATATGAGAGGGGAGTGATAAATTTGGAAATAAAATCAACTGAGACAACAAACTTTACATTACGTATGACGGTTTCGCAACGCCTTGAACTTGAGTGTATAGCTAAAAAGCAAGGAAGAACGATCACGAATTTAATTAATTACGTAATGAGTCAATATATAGAAGATTATAACAAGGCAAAAAAATAGGAACCTGAGATTTCTCTCAGGCTCCTACATTTTATAAATTTATATATACCCGATGCAGTTCAGCGCCAGTATCTGGATGTCTTCCTGCATATGCCTGTTTGCCTTGACAGCATTTAATTATTCCAGCAGTTGTTGCGCCAGTATATCTCGAAGCCGCACATATCGAATCAAATCTTCAACCATTCTTGACCTTCGTAATATTTAACTATTATATCATACATTTTTGTACCAAATGAATTGCACTCCAATATCTCATGATATTTGTAATAAATTTCATTTATATGCGTCATTTCTTCTGGATATATCTTCATCCTACGAGCGCACCTTGATGCATATTCAGACAATTCTGACTTAATTCTATCGCGTTCGTTCTCAAAAACTCTTTTATCCAATGTTTTAATACGATCATCTATTTTATCTATACGTTCAAGAATCTCTCCAACATTGCCTTCGAGTGCTGTAATTTTAGTATTAATCTCTTTAACGGCGGCAGAAGTTTCACCTGCTTCAGATGTATGTTTAATCCAATTTACAATCTTTTTTCTTACTGGTTTAAAAATTGTAGTAACAAGTGCAATAAAGGCAGATATGCAACCAATAACAGCGGCAATATCTTTAATTAATTCCATAATAAATCACCCATTCATAATAAATTATCTCCTTTTAACCTTTTTATCATAATCATTGCTTCTTTTTTAATTCATCCACTTCTCGCTGTAGTTCTTGACATTTTTTCACCAATAAAGGGATAATCTCATCATATGCCAATGCATAGTTAGAACGTTCTTTGGTTGTATCATCTTCATCATAATAAACTATCCCAGTTTTCTGATTATTAATCCCAGCTTTTATTAGCGCTTGTTCAACGTCTTGTGCAACAAATCCATAATGAATAATATCAGAATTGTCATTTGTTAATCTATACTGTACCGGGTGAAGAGAATCTATAATATCAATATTGACATCCTGAATATTATTTTTTAAGTTTCTATCGGAATCAATTATTGGAGACGACACGAAATGAGCGTTCCAGAAGCAATCAAACCTTCCAGTATTATTGCTAACTTTTTGGGCATAACCACCAACTGCAACAGAGTTATTATCAGATGCTATATTGATTGGAAGATTTTTTGTCCCAACATGAGAGATTACTTCATGCGCTCCTCCAACTGCGTCTGATATCACAATTTTAAAATCATATGCAGTATCTACCGCAAATTCTGTTTTATCAGTAAAAGTATATTCTGTTTTATTACTTGTATCATTTCTTATTGTCACATTATGAGATGAAAATGTAGAATCTAAACTTTTCTTATTATAAATAACAATTTTTACGGCATTTGTATTTTTAAGAGTATAAAACGATATATTAATTTTATGAGTTACATATACTCCAGCATTATTAATTGTACCGTCAGAATTACTTCTAAATGAATTGCAAGAAATAATAACTGGTGGATTGTAATCTTCAACATTAATATACTGTGTTTTACTAGCAGTTCTCCCACGTGTGTCTGTAATTGTTATAGTATATGCTTTATTCCCGCAGGTGGTTAAAATTGAGCTAGTTGCGCTGTACGTATTTGTAGAAGCCGCTGTCTCATAAGATAAATTTGGGCCACTGATAACGCATTTTTTAATAGTAGATCCATATACTCCAGAGACCGAAGCAGTCCACCTAACAGTTGAATTATTTTTAACATATAATCCACAATTTTGCGGTTTTGTTGAGGCTATAGACGGATTAAAACTGTTTATTACTGGCGCTATATTGGAAGGAATGTTCAAAGTAAAATTAATAGATTTTTGCCCAACATTAGTTCCCCCACTAAAGGTTGTACACCAAATTGTCCCATACCCAGATGTAGCACTCGGTATTTGAGATGCTAAATCTAGCGGAGGTGTCCACGATATAGATGAACTAGATGTCTGTGTCGCGAGAGTTCCAGTTCTATTACCAAATTGCCACGTTAGTGTATGGGTAAAAGAAGATACAGCTTTTGAAATAGAAATTGTTAATGGAGAGCCCATGGTACTTCCACTAACACTAATACTTGACGCTCTTGGTATTTGAGGAAGATCTACAGAATAACCATACCTCGTACTACTAACTGCATATGTATAAACTGCAGCTTCCGCCCAAGCTGTTAAAACAGCATTACCATAAGAATTATGCGTTAAAGTAAAACTACCAGACCCTAGCGTCGCTCCAACCCACATTTCAAATCTATCCGCTCTACTATAAACAGTTGTGCCAGCTATATTAACCGTAACTGGGCCAGCCATAACATATCCCCATGAACCGCCAGCAGACTTCACTGTCCAATAAATAGTGGATGTATTATTAGCCACACTTTGTGAAGAAGACCATTCTACTCTAATTCTATTTGGATATACGCTACCAGCAGCATCGTATACACTTGTTTCAAACGCACCACTTGATGCAGTTGCCATATTGCTCACCTCCTATAATTATGTTGCAACAATCGATAAACTACCATTGCTTTCTATTTGAATCTTGAATTTTTCGCCTAAAGATATCGAAGGAGTTGACGATTTTGTGCCAACTTTTATATCTCCTTCTACTTCAGCTTTCTTCATATATGTAGTGTCATTAGCAAAATAAGTTATTGGCACACCAAATTTAATTTCGGGGTCTACAAAATTTTCATTAATAGCTCTGGCTTCATAGAAAGGTGACTCAACTTTATATATAAAATCTGGATTCTTATAATAATCATAATACATAACACCATTGTCGTTGTGTTCATATAATATATAGTCATAATAAGTATCTGCTTTATATGTTGGTTCTGATGTTACAGTTTTTATCCTTGCTTTTCTACAAAATTCAATTCTTTGAGCAGACACTCTAGAAAAATATTCTTTGTTTTTATTTTCTCCAACAATCAGACCATTATCGCCATCAAAACTAAAATATGATAATTTTTCTGCTGCGTCTCCCTTATTCATTGTAACAGTGCCATCTTTAGCTACTTTAAACGCATACGTTCCGTCATCTTGTAATCCAATGCAGATTTCTCCACCAATGATACTGCTGCCTTCAATAAGCCCAGCGCTAACGCACCCTGCCAATACACCCCAATATGTTTCACCTTCAATTGTATAACTACCGAATACTGATTTTGTTGTTTTGAAATTATCATCAGAATATAAGAATTTATTATTCGTAATCCAGCCTTCATGTTTATCTAGAACACCATCTACCATTTTGCGCAAATGAATACCATAATTATCCCATGATACATCTTGCCCCGCAGAACTAGACCTAATAGATGTAGTTGCATCAATAAGGCCCTGCCTAATTTTTTCATCAATTGCAGTAGCAATATCATATCCTTTTTGCCAATACGAAGAACCGCTCGCCACAGATTTCCCAGCATTTACAGCTTGTGCCAATAAGTCTGCGTGTATATCTCCTTGGTCTTTAACTGATAATAAATCACCAAATGTACAGGAGAAATTACTTAAATCATTAAAGTTTAATTGTACTTCGAGCAATCTAGCCTTTTTAATAAAATCTTTTCTTATCATAACTCTGATAAAATTGCCGAGACTAAATTGATGCAAAATTGGCTCAAATTCTGGCATTGCATAGATATTTTTCATTGATGCGGAAAAGGATAAAGTTGGTTTAGAAATTGCTTTTAATTTTTTGCTACCAGCTACTAATAATTCTTTTTGCGTATTGATTATATCCAAATCTGTATCTATATCTGTTGTACAGAAACAATCATCTGTATACTCATCTTCACGTAAAAATAATGACAATCTATCTAGACTATCTGGTGAGAAGTTTTTACTAATATCAATGTCTTCTGATATAAATTGAATTTTTTCTCTAACTTTTTGTATTTGCTCTGCAATTCCGTCTACCATATTTTGTTTTTCTTCTAACTGTTTTTTAGCGTCTTGCAATTTATTTAAGTTATCAATATAGCTTTTATATTCCTCACTATCTTTTGGCTTTTGATCCCATTCTGCTGCAATTTGTACATCATTAATAGATGAATATATATCTATTTTTTCTTTCAAAGAATTGATTCCATCACTACCAAAAACTAAATCCCTCTCGTTCCAAACATATGTATATTTATTTTCTTCGTGCCCGTCTTCGTCAACTTGCACAGACATTTTCATTTCACATACATAATATTTACAAGCGATGTCATTATAAGTGATATTCCCGTCTTCTTCTACTTTGTTCTGATTGACAATCTTATATACTTCACCGAGATGTTCAATATCTGCTTCGGGCAAGAACATATCTGCTTGGTCGTAGTTATCAGGGTTTAATTTAATTTCTGTAATTTTATATTCATCAGGTACAGAATTTTCCTCTGTCAATCTATTATCAATAAGTCTATATAATTCCTTTAAAACTTCTGTATAACTTTCTACTTTTATAACATAGTCTCCAATTTTAGGAGTATAAGACTTAAGAACAGGGGTCACATCATCGATTAAAATTTCTCCGGCTTGAGGATTAGCACTTACGATTAATAATGCGTCTACCGAATCAATTGTTTTAACTCTGATTCTATCTCCATTATTAAGAGGGACATATATCGTTAAGACACGGGTTCCGCTATTATATTCATACCCGTCTGGCCCCTCTACAAGGGTCTCAAATTCAAGAGAACCAGCATTTCTTTTTTCAACAATATGCCTAAGTCCAATTTCATTTAATAATGTAAAATGATTATCAATGAATTCAACTGACACAATGTCTGTAAATTTTAACGCATCTGAAATAGTCAACGCACCAGATTTAAATGTATAATTGCTAGTCTTTGTTCCGTTAATTGCAACAAAAGTCGGACTCCAATTTATAAATTCTGGCAATTGGAATGTAGTCTGAATTGTGTTTATCTGAATCGTACTGCCTACAGTTAAAGAATCATCATTGATAATTAAAATATTATTACTAGAATCAAATTCATATTCTGTGATTTTATTGTCATTTATAGAGATTGATTCTATCTTCCCAGTAAATGATGTTACATTGAAATAGTTTTCTACAAAATTAACTACGATGTTACTATCACTCATTAATAAAGATGAAGTTATAGTTAATTTATTATTGATATAATTATACCCATCCTCTTTAATGGCAACACCATCTATAACAATAGAAGTTATTTTTCTTCTGTCTATATCTATTTGAAATGAGGTGTCAATAGAGACTACTTCTATTACCTCTCCTGCAAATAAAGTTGGTAATGAAGATATTGTTAATTTCATTGTAGATTCATCAAAGCTATAAATATTATTTGGAATTTCTTCAAAATCAATACTAACCGATAATAATCTATCTTTCTTTTGTGGAATAGTAAAAACATTATTTACCATATTAATAGTGACCTTATCGCCAGCAGTAATATTTTGATTGTTAATAGTTAAGACATAAGTATTAATATCTAAACTATAATCAGATTGCGGTACTTCATTTTGATTAATATAGACACTAACTAAAGATTTATCTTTATGTGACGATACATCAAAATGAGTATCGATAGACTCGACGGAAACGACATCTCCATCCTTCAATGCACTATTAATTGTCAATAGCGCATTTTGCAATTGATACGCATTGGTTTCTTTGCCATTAATTTTTACAGAAACAATTTTATCTCTTAAATTCTGCAGAGTAAATTTATTATTAATTAACTCTATAACAATAGTATCCTCATATTGTAAAATTGAGGTGTCAGTAAATAATAAATAACTTCCATTAATTTGATATTTACTACTATCAATTATCTCACCATTAATTTTAACCACTACAATTTTATTAGATGGATTTTTTAAAGCAAACCTAGTAGAAAGTGCGGCTTTCGGTGTCTCAACCTTTATGGTATCTCCATCTGACATCGGCGCGGCAATCGTTAATTCTTTTGTTAACTTGTCATATGTATACTGATCGTTACTTATAAGTTCACCCTCAATATATACTTTGGTGTCTTCTGGCACAATAATTTCATTAGTAAGTGTAAATGTATTTTCTTGTGCGTTTGCAGTAAAAGTTTCTGATAAAATTTCTGGCTGATTAAATTGCTGTGATTCACTTTCAATATCGAATTCCTCAATTTCGCTTTCTATATCAAATTCAATAGAAATTTTATCAATATCCATAATTGTATTTTCGCTATCCACACTAAGAGAGCTGGCGTCTCCATTTGCTATAAATTTTTGAGTATGCCCAACAACAAAATCCTGCTTAATTGGAGATATGTCAAAAACTTCTTCGGTAGAGCCACTGATATCTTTACTATAAAAACCACCCATATATTTATCTTGTTTGTCCATATACGCAAGGTATTCATAATAAAGTTTATCTCCCATCCATTCTGGCGTACAGTAATAATCAAGATTCATAATTGACGGCAATCCGAAATTAACGCTGCGAATATCTAAATCATCCGCTCCTTTTACAGTCAATACTGTTTTAATATCATCGGAGGAATAATTAACATGCATTTCATTAGATAAATTTTCAAATGCAACAATAACATCCGTGTCATATTTACTTTTAAAATCATTGGTTATTTCTACAATATCACCTTGTGCCGGTGCGATAGAAAGAAGTAAGTTATTTGTTTCTTGATTATACGTATATTGCGTTATAATATGCCCGTTTATAGTTACTGTACTTGTATCTGAAAAATCGCCAGACAATTTAAATGTTGTTGTTGTTCCATCGCCTATAAATCGTTCAATTTCATTTTCCGAATATACATTAATAATATTATTAATAGTATCAAACTCTACATAGCATTTAAATGTATCGCACATTTCGTTCATGATAAAGTCATAAATAGACTCTCTATCAACCTCAAAGCTACGACCTTGTGATGCCAATTCTGCATCCACATGACCAATAGTCCATCCGTATGCTTTTTTCAATATTAAATGCAGAAGGCTATGTTCAACGTCTGTTGGGTTATATAATATAACTCCATCAATACTTCCAATTGTATCGCCAGTATCTCCCATATTAATAATAAATGTTTCAAGATATCGCTGGGATAGAGAATACTCTAACGAATAAGCATTCAATTGCTTATATTCCTGTATTCCATCACTATATAATTCTGGATCTTGAAGTTGGAAATATCCGAACCCTTCGAGATAGACCAAGCGCAACCCCTCGATGTAATTATAATATGGAGTTCTCTTTTGTTCTCCTGTAATTAAATCATGATAAATAGAAGGGATATTAAATGAGATTTCGGAGTATCCATTAAATTTAAATGTTCCGTTTAAATCATTCACATCTAACTGGCAAATTTTATCTTTATTTGTCTGACATAATATAACCTTTGGCGTTTTATATGTGTCGGATAACAAATCTTTAGGTAATCGCATTTTTTAGCACCACCTTATCCTTTAATTTGTATATCATTAAAATGTTTTTTGATAATCAATCTTCCGTCTTGCACTTCGGCATTAAATTCATCAAATGGGCATTCGTTACCGCTATCATCAACAATTAGAGTGCCATTATTTTCACTAAATGCAGAGATACCAACATCGGTTTTGACGTTTTTAACATCTCCTCGTACAATCATTGTCTCGCCAGCTATTTTTATATTAATACCAGTGGGGGGCTCTAATGTTATATCTCCTCTAATTTTAACGATGTTATTATCAACATAAATAATAACGGCATTTTTAATCTCGTAGTTATTTAATAATCCATCTGATACCTTCATAGGATATCTAAAAGACATTGTTAATTCTCCGCTACCAGAAGCTTGGAAACTATTTATGCCAGCAGATAATGCAGGAAAAACAAAATTAAAATCATCATTGAAAATTCTTGCGGTATTATCAGAATACGCAACAAAACTATTATCTATTGTTATCGTTTCCCCTTGCTGCAGCTGCTTAAAACTTGTCTCTTCACCAATAGTATTATTTTTAACCGAAAAACTTGCACCATTTTGATTATTTTTAAATATCATACGAGGATAAATATATGAATATAAATCATCGCTTTCGTTATCTATATTAAAATTTGTCTCACCATTTAAAGTCATTTTTACTGTTTTAACCTCTGAATATGCCCATGGGCTAACTGATGTAAATTCGGCTCTAATACCAATAACTCTAGCATCCATTTTCTGCAATTTAATATCTGTAAATCTTCCTAGATATGAGCATACAATTTCTCCATCCATATTATAAACATCCATCCAAGCATTCTTTCTTGATCCAGTCAGCCACCTTAAAACAGATCTGACTTTAAACGGCTGAATATCATCACCATCAATATCTACAAATGTAACTGACGGTTTTGCTACATCGTTATATTTTGCCCCATAATCTGTGCGCATTGAACCATCAAAATTATCCGTATAAACTGGTTCCATAGTCAAATAGGTATCTGTTTCTCCAGAATCAGGGTTAAATGTTGCAACAACGAGTCTTTCATCATAATTGCTTCTATTTCTAAATTCAATCTTAGGATGGTAAATCACTTGACCACACCTCCTATAAACTACTTTATGTAATTAAAGGAGAGGCACCGAAGCACCTCTCTTTTTTATATATCATCTTGTGAATCTTTTTAAGCTATTGTTAACGCCCTTCATATAAGAATCTAATTGAGCCTTAACTGCATCCTTAATATCAGGTATAGAATCCCTATCAGCATGTTCGATATTGATCATATTGCCGAATGACATATTAAGCTCAATACTATTATTGATAATATAAGGAGCGCCAATCTTAGGTTTATTTCTGTCAAGAATATCTTTCGGATCTAGAGCACCTAGCTTCATAAGATTGTCAGTAATATCACTTGGGATCACAGAACTACCTTTGCTTAAATATTGTAACTTGCCGTTTGCGTCTGCATGTAATACTAATTCTTCTAATCCAAGTTCATCAGTAATTGCAAATTGATCGTTTGGAACTTGCTTAATGCCTTTTGCATAGCCTTCTATGTCACTTAACCTGACCCATCCAGTATACTGTCCGTTTCTACCGATTAACACCTCAGAGCCACTAACCTGATAAACAGTAAATGTAGAACCAGGAACCCAAGATTGCATTCTAGTACCGTTACCGCCATCTCTGGTAAAATTAGTTGCAGACTTTTTAACAGTAACACTAGAACCATTAGATGGAGCCGCTGGCTTTTGAGGAGTACTAGGTTGTTGTGGGGTAGATGGCGTTGGAGCAGTATATGTCGCACTAGATGTCTTGTTGGCATTTTGATTAGTAGCGTCAATTAAATGTCTTGCTGTCTCATCCGCCGCAGCTTGTAAATCAAGAAGTTGTTTCTTAATTGCTTCTAGTTGCGCAGTAAACGCACTTGTAGATGTATTTAATTGATCTTGATAAGTACCTATCGCAATTACGCCTTGTTCCCAAGGATTTGTAATTGCTTCTGACAAATTAATGCCATATTCATCGGCAATTTCTTTTAATGTCCCTGCAACTACTTCTGTATTTCCAGTAATTGTCGCAAAACTATCAGCAATTACTTGCTCAACATTCTTTAGATATTCATCAAGAGCTTCCATCTCTTTTTCTTTTTCGTCTTGATAGCTCTCTGCCTGATCGTCTAATGCATCTTGTTGTTTCTCGATACTATGACTATAATATAGCTCATCTAATTCTTCTTGTGCTGCGGCAAGTTCCGCTTCAAGCTTCTTTCTTCTGGCAATAGCACTTGCGGAATTATCCCCGGCTATTGCAGCAAGTTGCTTTTGAATATTTGCAATATTCTTTTGTTGCTCTTCTACCTGCTTAGAGAAATCATGAGCATCTTTAGAAAGTTGCAATTCCTCTTTCTTTTTATTTATAAGCTCATTATAAGCGTCAATTTCCTCTTGCATCGCATTCTTTGCAGCATCAACACGAGTTTTATTAAGAGCAATAAGAGCGTCTTTTGCAGCCTCATATGACTTTATACTATCCCATTGTCCGTCTTTGAGTTCTTGTAGTTTTTCGTTATACTCATCTGTACTATACTTACCAGCAGCATACTCTTGATTCAGGTATTCGATTTGTTCCGCATACTGTTTTGCCCTATATTGGGCGCGTTCCATTTCTTGGGCAAGTAGACCCATTTTAGTGATGCCCTCATTAGTCCAATTGCCCATTTCATCGGCAATATCCTCATCATCAATTAAATCGCCTAAATTAGATATTTCATTGCCGACATTATCAATAGCTTTAATAAGACCATCAAAATTATCCCAGTGTAACTGATTGATAGAATTCTGAAATCCTTCAATCTCTTTACGGCAGTCAATAATAGCCTTATCAACATCTTGAATTGCGGCGATCCCTTCATACCATTCCTCAGAGCCGACATCAATATTGCCAGCAGAAACCTGAGCATCAAATTCTTTTTGCATGTCATTGCGTTTCTTTTGAAGTTCATCAAGCTCTTTGATGCTATTCTTAATCATTTCTTCATACATTACTGCAGAAGTACGTTCGCCTTGCTCGTCTATCAGATCGACGTTCGCCTGAAGCAAATCGTTAAGAGTTGTAATCTTAGTAATAACTCTATCATACTCATCCGCAATAGTTTGCACTTTTTGTAATGAGAGTGATGTAATTTCTTTCTTGACTTGTTGCTGTTGTGTTCTTACATCTGATGCTTTTTGTGCCCATTCACGATAGTTATTAATTGCCTCTACAACTTCTTGATTAGCTTCTCCTAAGAATTCTGTTAAAGCAACACCGCCATTTTTAGCAAGCTCTTGATATTGCTGTGGTATCTTCTCTAAAAGTTGTGCGGCATAATCCGCATAAAGTTTATAACCTTCTCCAAGTTCTGTCAATTTATACTTATTAACATTGATCATTTGATCTTGAATATCATTTTTAGCAGAAATACCTACGGCATTTTCTAGTGCTACGGACATATAATTTAAATCATCATCAATCTCTTCAAGCAAAACTGCGAACCAATCGAACATTTCTTCAAAATCATTGGCAGCATCAGAAAGATCATCTCCAGCGTCAGATAAACTATCTGCTGCATCATTCAAATCTGTCCAGAAATTATCATTCTTAGCGCCACTATAATAAGTTGGCGTCGTATAATCTGGAACGATTGTTACATGTGCATTACCTTCAGAGTAGGCTTTGCCACGAGAATTGATATGCCCGTTCTTGAACAACTCTTCGGTTTGCTTGTGATTAAAGATAATTGCATTCTTTGGCAAATCTACAAATTCTGCGCCATTATCTCCAACAGTATAATATTTGCCAGTTTGAGGGTCTACAACGGTTTCCATCCCGAGTTCGCCAACTAAAGCATCATCTTCTGCTTGTGGCAATCCCCAATTACCAGATGCATGAGCTGTGCCATCTGCATATATTGTCAGTCGTCCGCTCGCACCAGGAGTATGAACTGTTTGTTCGGTTCCCTTACCGATGGTTTGATAAGCTGTTGTAATTGTAAATGTTTTATCACTAATGCTTGTCGCATTAAGCTTATCAAGTTTCGCTTGAACTGCACTTACGTTTTCTCCTGTTGCTACAAGCTCAGAAGATGTAGATTCAATCTCGCCTTCTAGATTTGAAATAGCTCCAGTATCTCCAACATAATGGAGTAATTTAGCCGTTTTATCTGCATCCTGACCAATACCTTCAAGAAGATTCTTAACGACAACTCCATCAACTTCCAGTCCTTTGGTATCAAGTTGGAATAGTTCATCACTTGTCCATTTCCCATCATTTTGCTTCGCTTCGTCAATAAGTCCCCAGATGTACTTATCTACAGTATTGGAGTCAAGCAATTGTGGGCCATTTTCTGTCTGTAAAATCGGAGTAAACGATATGTCTTCTCCATCAAATTCACCAACAGAACTTAATAAAGTGGAATATGTGCCAACCAAATCATCGGCTTTCATGCCCCAACTATCTATTGCGTCGCCATACTTATCAAGTGACTCTTCGTCCCAATATAGTTCCTGACGATCATTAGTATCTACATTCCCATATTTTGTTTGAGATAAATCTGTGCCAATGTCATCTGCAAGAGATTTAGCATTAAGTACATCTGTTACATATTGATTAATAAGATTGTCAAGTTCTCTCATTCCGTCAGAAGTGTCATCAATGGCAGACGCTACCTCTTTGCCAGTATAAGAACCGTTGCCCTGCAAATCTTTTACAACGCCAGCAAGGCCAACTGAACTAAAGCCAGATGATTCAACGGCTTTGTCTCCGCCGAGACTAAACATTTCCATAATAGTATTAAGATAACCATCTTTATATTTGGAAAGTTCGCCCTCAAATCCAGTCCAATCTTTTTCATCATACTCTCCAGGAACAGCACGAATAACCAAGTTATACTTATCAGAATCAAGAAGATCCTGCGTTGATCCATTCGTGACAAGACCATCTATATAGTCGGCAAGTGCATCAGATGTTAAAACATCTCCATTCTCAAGAACAGGAGTAATATCAATAGTATACTTATTCTTATCCCCAATTGTTACAGTCTCTGCGGAAGTACTTGCATAGATTTCTCCGTCAGAGCCGATGAATGAATTGTATCCTCCACTCATAGCAAGGTCATGTTCATACGATGGAGATAGATGTGGGCGGTTACGAAGGTCTACATTGCCGTTTACCAATTTTTCATATTGCACACACATTTCTTCAGCATATTTAGCAAGCTTATTAAGTTTTAGCTTATCAAATATGTTACCAATAACATTTGTTCCGCTTGCATATGCTTTGCCTCTACTATTAATGTAACCATTTTCAAGTAAAGATTTTGTTTGTTTATGGTTGAATATAATGTCACCCTTTTTAACATCAGTGAACTCTGCGCCATTTTCTCCGAGCATATCCCAGTGGTTTCCACGCACACGAAGTTCTGGGCCTAATTCACCAACTAAAGATGTATCAGCTGATTCTGCCCCCCAATTGCCAGAAGCGTGAGCCGTACCATTAGCCATTGTAGAATTTAATTCATAACGGCTACGACGTCCACTATGCTTCGTCGCTGTCTGATTTTCATTTACCTCACGATATGTAGTAGTGACAGTAACACCAGTAGGGACTCTGTCAATTGCGTCAATCAAATTATTAATTGATTTTACTGCAGCAGTGCTATCAACACTTGGGTCTGGGAGCGCCTCAATAGCCTTCTTCGCTGCTTCTGCTGCGGTTTTAACTTCTTCAATTTGCGCTTTCGCTTCTTCTTGATTTTCGACGAGAAGATTAATCGTGCCTTGATCATTCAATAAATCTATATACTGTTGCAATTTTTGACGTTCATCATCAGTTATCTCTACATCTGGCTTAATTTTATATTTACCATCTTCACCAAGTTCTACAAGTTGACTATCGTCTATATTCGCTATATTAGCCTTAACAGCTAACTCATTATTGTTCGCTTTCCAGACGGTCATTTGCGAATCTATATCATCTAATGCAAGCTGAATAGACATTTCTGTTGGTTCTTCTAATCCATACTTCTTTTGCAGAGCTGCTCCAAGTTGCTCGGTAAGTTGCTTGACCTTATCTGTTTGTGCCTGAATTTCCTCTTGCGTAGCTCCACTCTCTGGTTTATTCAGCTCACTAAGTTTTTGAGTCGCTTGTTCTAGTTCTTTCTTGTAATTTGCAACTTCTGTAGTAGCATTTTGATATTCTACTGCATTTGTTCTTGCTTCTTGTGCACATCCTTGCAGCTTAGAATTTGCCTCTTGATATTTTTCTGCCCACTCTTCCACACTTATTTTGTTATTAGCTAAAGAAACATCGAGCTCTGTTAGAGTTTTTGTTGCCATGAAGATATTACCTTCTAAGCCCAAATCAAGTTGATCGAGCATCGTGCCAAAATCTCCATTTAACCATTCGCCATCATAAGAGTCAATTTCTGTGAACATTGCAAAAGCCATTTCTTTTGTAAGGTTCATTTTTTCGCAAAAATCATCTAATGTTTTGATGTCATCAGAAAGTTCAAAATGTGTCCAGTCGCCTTTATTAGTGAATACGCCTTTTTCTTGGGCACTTTCAATAAACGCCTTAACATTATCTAGTTTCATTTCAGCACTTTCAAGAGTGCCATCATCACCAAATGTTAAAGTAAAATATTTACTAAAATCAGAATTTTTTAAGTAATTAGCAATCGCCGCAACTTTCTCTTCGACAGTATCAAGATTAGAATATACTTCTTCTGGAATCATGCCCAACACAGCAGCCCTAAACGTTTCTGTGCCAATCTTTGCAGACTGCAGCCCTTCAATAAGGCTAGATATCATTTCTTCTGCTTTGCTTCCATAATCCTTTTCTTGATCCGCAGTTTGTGCCTCTTCAAATTTATCATAAGCATTTGCTGCGCCAAGCAATCTTTGCTCAAGCATACTATATTTCGCAATTGTTTGTTCCACTGCGCCCATTTCTTTGTAGAGAGCATTAATTTCTTTGGCATTGGCTTGAGCAAGTTCGCCATTAGCACCAGTTAATTGTCTAATTTTCTTATACAGTTCATAATACTTTAATCTGGCTTGCGATTTTTCGGTCTTAGCATTTTGAACGGCCTCCTGCTTCTTTTTCGCAATAAGTCTATTAACGAGCTCAATATTCTTAACGACATATCCGTTGCTTTCATCAACTGCGTCCGCATAATCTTCTTCGCCGCCAATAAGTTCTTTCAGTGCTGCGCCTTGATCTTCTGTGAGCTCAATATTGTCATAAATTACTTCATTTTGGATAGATTGTGCATTTGCAAATTTTTCCAGAGCATCTGCATAAGTAGAAAGAGTATTGCCGACGGGCGTTGCTTTGGCAAGCTCTGTTTCTGCTCCAGCCTGTCCTAAAGCATTGATTTGGTCAACGGCTTCCTGAGTAGTTAACCCTATTTCATTTAGTTCATTTCTGAAATCGCTATAATCCGAACCATTTAAAACATCCGCCGTAAGCTTCCCTTCAGCCGCTAAAGAATATAGCTGCTTTTTAACTTCTGGGTATTTCTCTAATAACGCATCAAATTCTTCTGTGTAGTATTCGCCTGGATTGATAGTTTTATCTATATTTTCAATTGTTTGTTTTAAACCTTGAGTGAACCCATCGTCAACATCCGCGCCATATGTCTCCAAATAATCATAAAGCTCAGTACCATAAGTTGCCAACTGTGTTTTAATTTCGCCCATGTTGTCTGAAATTTCTTTCTTTCTAGCATCTAATTGTGCCTTTTCTTCGTCAGTCATGTTGCTTGTATCTGTATTGACTAAATCGTTCCACTCTTGTTTTAACTCATTGTACTTTTTAATACCTTCTGTAATATAATCTTCTTTGTTGCCAAATCCTGTTTCAACAAATTTTAATTCTTTTTCTTGCGGTACAACTTTATTGTTATTAACATCAAGAATCTGTCGCCTAGTCCTATCATCCATTGTGCTAAAATTTTTGTATTGAGACAATTCATTATATAAATCTTCATTATAAGATTTAATTGACGCTTTTTGCTCATCAGAAAGCTCATCCCATGTAATGCCATTAGATAACGCGTCATATAATTCCTTGTCATATCTCTCAATGGATTCTTTTTGTTCTTTAGAAAGTTTGTCCCAGATTTTACCACCAGTTAAAGCTTCATAAAGATCTCTATCGTATTCTTTAATTTCTTTTTGCTGTTGGTCATTAAGATCGTCCCATGTTGCACCATTTTGTGTAACTTGTTCTATCGCATATGCTACGGTCTTAACGGTATCATGTTGCGCCCATGTTCCTTCAGTTACGATGCGGCTAGTGTCAACTTGTGAAGTATTTTGATAATCGTCTTCATAATCCTTTTTTACTTCTATTTGCAACTCTTTTTGTTTTGCTTCTTTACTATCATTTAACAAGCGCAATCTACGCTCTAGTTCGTCGTTAGTCTGCCTTAGTTGTTCTAACTCTTCTTTCTCCACAAAAGATAAGTTATGTTTGCCTTCCAGCTCTTCAATTCTATTTTTCGTTGTTTCAAGTTCAGAATTTAAACCTTCAATTTCATTGTTTAATTCATTAATTTCATTTTTTAGTTTTTCAGATGCTGGGGTTAAGTTTGAAATATATGTGATAAGCGATATAACTAACCCAATAGCAAGCATAATCCATCCAATTGGATTAGATGCCAATAAAGATTTCATTGCTGCCGCGACACCATGGATAGAAGTAGAAAGCCCTGTATTTGCTGCAGTCAAGCCAAACGCTGAAATAATTTCTGCACCCTGAGCTGCTGTCAATGCGCCAGTTGCAACAGCATTTTGAACTTTCGCAAGTGTAAGTTCTGTTTCGCCTTGAGCTAAAAGCCAGTTGGTTGATTCTGCGGATAGTTTTACAGCACCTTCTGTCGCCATCGCCGCAGCATTTGCCGCAGTAACAGTTGTTTGTTTTGTTTTTTCTGCTGTTACCTGTGCTTCAGACACCGCCTGTTGTATGTTCTCTTTCCCTACATCATTTTTAGCCATAGCTTCTTCTATTTGCGCTTTTGTTAAACCGGCGGATGCAAGAGCCGCAGCCTGTTGCTTTGCAGTTAAATCACTTACTGCAGCAGCATACGCACTAATATTTTGCGCATTAAATTCAGAAGTAGGAACACTTGCAGTTCCGCCAACGCCGTTTAATGATTGAATTGCTTTAATTTTTTCTAGCGCCACGCCATAATTGTATATATTGGCAGAGACTTCTTTGAACATAGTGACAGGATTTATCTTTTTAGCAATTAATAAATACGACACGACTCCAGCTAATACAGATTTAAATAGACCAAACGAATCGACTGCTTTTACTACTGTAGTTCCTAGGTCAACAAAGAATTTAATCCAGCTACTATCGAGTGCGTCAGACCACATAGTCTGAACTGCATTTTTGAATAATGTAATGCGGCCTTGAATGCTGTTAAGCTGTTTCTCGTTTTCTGCCATTGCAGAACCTTCAGCGTCTAGAGCATTTTCGTATGCAGCTTCAAGATCCGTTACATTGCCTAAGATGGCAGCTAACGTGTTAGAACGATTCTTACCGGCTAAAAGTTCCAAGAGAGCGGCCTGGTCAATGTCACTCATGTCTTCCCAAACATGTGCGATTTCTTTTAGTATTTCATATGTTGATTTATACGCCCCAGAGTCCGTCAAAATATCGACGCCACTAAGGGCTTTAACCTTGGATTGAAGTTTACTGGTGCTCTCGACAACATTATCAGTTTCTTCTCCAAGGGCTTCTAATTCTTTTACTGAGGTACCACGAATTCTTAAAGAAATTGTGCGCAAGGCACTCAATCTGTTACTTTCCGCTTGTTAAGCGTACTGACCGCTTTCACGGCGTACAGTCATTTCTGGCTGTCTCTCGTGTTTCATTATTAGGTTATATCACGAGT